GTAAATTAGTAGGAAATGGAATTTATGTGTCAAGTGCTGGTAAGTTAGACATTAAGGATTTAGATTTTACGGGCAGGATAAACGGATTAAGTGTTTCTACTTCGCCCGTAATAATTACTATCAGCGGAAATAACGCCACTTTAGACGGATTGACATTCGGATTCAATGGAGAAATCGCGGATAATAACCCCTCAACTTATATTATCAAATACGATTCCTCTATTGATTTTACGATGAAAAATATAGATGAAACCATAAAGAGAAACTGGCGCCCTAATCTTTATGCTCCAACTTATGCAGCGTATAGCGATGGATCATCGTCGGGTTTCCGTATGAAGCGTTGTAAGTTTTCTTTTCTGCGTAGCAGTCTGGTAACGGGAAATGCCAGCGACGCAGATGTATTGGTGGAAAACTCTGGTATTTATTCTTTGTATTCAAATGGAATAACTCCGAATCAAATTGGAGGAAAATCAATCAATGTCTCATGTAAGGGCGTTGCTACCGGGGCTTTTGCTACCTCCACAGTAGCCGCGGTGTACGGAACTCATTTTATGGACATTTTTACCGGTGAAAAATTCGGTAAACTAATTCTCGCCATGAACGAACCATCGCCGGAAACCGCCAGTAGATTTAGTATAATTTCTGGCCGTGCCCGTTTCAATGCGTCCGGGGCAGTGTTGATGTATGATGTGGGGGACCGAGCAGAGTGGGAAGATGAATGTTTTCGATTAGGGCATACAGGATTTTTAAATGAAGCTCCGGTCATGTCATCGGGCACTATTGGCAATTACCTCTTGGAATACAAGATAGACACCGGATCAGGCTATTCTGCCTGGAAAACCATGTCCGGTGCGAATCTGTCGGCTGAGACGGTAAATCCGGCAGTCGGATTTAAGATGAAATGGGCTATTGAAACCGTGACGGCTAATGCTTCCACCGTCACCTATATTTCCATTAGTACGACATCTTCCGAATCGGCTCAGTTAAATTTGTATCCTCTTAATACTTCAACTATTACTATTTTAGGAATGGCTGCTGGTTCAGTTATACGGGCATCAGTTGCTTCAACTGATGAAGTATTATATTTAGACGAGGGTCCATCTTTTACTATTGATTTTACCGGTGTATTAAATATAGAAGTAAGATGTGCAGCAACAGCTCCATATTATAGACCTTGGGCAACCCAAATAATACTTGCTGGAGAAGATGTTACTATAATATCCAAGCAAGAACTTGATCAGGAGGAATAAAATGGCAATTATTGATGATTTTTCGATTAGTGATGTTGGAGCTATTAGAAAAACTGGAGGCACTACAGTATACACAGTTCTTGCTTTACATGCACATTTGCAAGCATTAGCAACAGCAAGGACTTATACTGGTGATGATATCCTTAGTGCAATTAAAAAAGATCCATCAAAAATAGATGGTCTACGATCAGATATTAAACCAATGTCGATGAACTTATTGAATGGTTTTAATATCACAGACGTTGAATCCCAATTTTTAAATTTCGGAAGTATATCCCAAAATGGAGGAGCAGATCTTTGGACAGGCATTAGAACTATTGGTACACCACTTGTTCCAAATTCACCAATATATCTTGTTCAAAATGGATTAAAACTTACAGTATTTTGGCCAGATGGTCATATTCAAGTAATGGTGAAATCAAAAACCGCCAATGTGTTCATTGATAGTGGTAACGTTGAAGCTTTTTCAAGAAAGTATGGTCAGACTTATTCAAATTCTGCAGGTAACTTGATTGCTGGGAGTGAACAGATTTTGTCCATTTCTACGGCTCTTACAGATTGGACTACATTGACATTAGCAGAAGCTTTGTTGATTGCTCCAAATGTATCACTGTCTTTTGTTCAACATTCATCTGACAAAGGAGATGGTAACGGTTCTAAGTTGTACAATGGAACTATTGCACTTTCCAACGGTTGCAGAACCTCTGAGGCTGCTCAGTACCTTCAAGCAATTTGTGACAAAGACTCTACTGTCTCAATAAATGGAGTACCTGGTTGGAGGTATAAATCTTTAGATGCTGGGTTTGCTCCAAATATTGCGGCACCGTTCGGACATGTTGCTGCTGGAAAATGGCTTGTTGCTCAAGGGTGGGATGTTTCTGGTTCAGTTCCAGCTGATTCACAAGCTTACGAATTAACAAGTAATGATGGAACCAAAGTAAAGAATCCTGTTACCGCTGGAATTACTATTGGTTCTGTTATTGCTGATGCTACCGTAGTTGTTGGAAGGTATGATGAAGCAGAAGATTGGTTTCTTGAAGATGAATACACTTTGGCTTCAGCAACTACAGCTATTTCTACTTCCATAACTATTTTAGAGGATATCAAAATAGATACACCTGTTTACGGTGTAATTAGAGTAAATGATATCCCACATGATTATGATAGTTGGTCAGGAAAAGTTTTCACTTTGTCTGGAACTTGCGGAGTTATTCATGCAATCAATTCGAAAGCATGGGTACCTTTTATAGATGAAGTTTCTACTGGAACATCTGTTTCTTCTGCTCCTTACACATATGATGTGGATTTCGGAGCATTAGCAGTTGTCAAAAAAGGAACTTCTCCTAATTCAAAACAGACATTCAAAAACACATTTGTGGCTGGAGCATCTTCTACAAATGGTTTAAATGCTATACTAAATCCGGATGAGTGATTTATGGCTCTTATCGCAAATTACAGAACAAGGGTTTTGTTTTCAGATAGTTCTATTCCAGATGCTGTTTCTTTTCATGAAGAACTACGTCTGATAGAATCATCTATTGAAGGAAGAACAAAACCTGACATCCATTCTTACCGACAGATATCTATAGGTGGAGGGGCTATATTTCCATCTGTGAAAGCTGAGAATGGTTGGTCATTGCAATTCCCAAATTCTGGTTCATTTCAAATAAGTGGTGGTAATATTGATTTTCCAGTAATACCAACGGGAAGTCATATTGACCATATTCAGGCTTCTGCATATGCTGTAACTTCATCTGGTGGAGTAGGTTTATCTCAAGAAGATCTAAACGCAATTGCTGCAATAGTAGCCTCTCAGCTTGCAACTATGGATGGGTCGTTAACCCCTGAACAAAATAACCAATTGATGAAAAAATTGGCAACAAAAATTGACATTGCTGCCAATTTATAAAAAAGGATAATTCTCATGATTGCTGATATTGATGATCTTATTGAAAAAACAACACCATTGCTCGGAAGTACTCCAACAAAAATAAGCACTGAAGCTATGGAAAGAGCAGCAGAAATGTCAGTCTTTGAACTTGGAGTAACTCTTCCTTTGACCAGTTCTTTTCTTGAGTATTGGTTAACTGAACGATTGAAACGGAACGTGTTGTATGTTCTTGTTATTGATGCTTCGTTGAAATTCCAATATGACAAGATACATCTTGAACACAAGTTCAACCAGCTTTTTAAACTTGTGGCCATGTTGGATGATTCATTTGCGAAAGCAATAGAAGAAAATCCATTATTATTTCCATCGAATACAGGTATAGGTGGAAGTGACATGTTCTTGTATATTGCTCCAAGATTTGCCAAAACATTTGAAATAGGGTGGTTATAATGGCTATCGGGGATGATATTTCTGAAGTACTTGAAGAACTTGGTGCAAGTGTGGAAGTTACTCCGGTAACAGGACCAATTGTCACTGGAGAATTTATCATTGCGAAAAACTACCCAGAACAGTCCACAGAATTTATAAGGCAGAATTGTTGGTCTGGAACAATTGCTTATGATTCTGTTATCACTGAAGGTTTTATTCTTTCTTTTAGTGGTATAAAAACAATCGTGATGAACGTCAAACCAGATGTTTTTGAAGATTCAACAATAATCAAAAACATCTTTATGGTCGAAACGAATGTTGAAGGAAGATTTGGAAATATTGTCAAGCAGAGAGATCCGATTACTAAAGAGCTTACGGAGACACTCGATTTTGTGATCAGTACGATAGGGCTTCAGATCGAAGATAACAGACTACCGTTTACAGATATCACTCCAATGCAGAGAGAACCTGCAAGTAGCGATGTTCTATATATTCCTAATAGAGATATATCAGTTGGTCAAGTATGGACACCAAGTTTGACTGAACAAACCGAACGATATGAAGTTGTGAATTTTTCATACCGTATTTATAAAAACATGATGAAAGTCTCATTAAGGAAAATGGAATAATGGGGAAAAGACAAGGGTTACTATTTGCTTTAGGCAATAAGACTTTAGGAACTACATATAACCAGCTACAAGAGAAGTCAAGGGCTCTTGCTTCTGATGCAAGAGCTTTTGCCTATTGGACTACTGGTGAAAAAGGTGGAAGATTTACAAATCTTGCAGCAATAGCTTGTAAAGTATTTATCCAATCAGCGATTGATGGCAAACATCCAGAAGTAACAGGTGGAACTGATTTCAAATCACTTACGACAAATAGATACGAAAAATGGAAAGCTTCCCAAAATTATGGTTCTACCCCATGGAAAAGAACAGGACAAACAAGTGAAGCATTTGAAGTGAGAAAAGGTAAGATTGGAAAGAAAACAATTGCTTGGGTTTCTGTTAATCCTAAAGCATTGACACCACAGATCGGTTTCAGCGGGCAACAAACAGGATTTGTTAAAGCAAAAGATGTTATAAAATGGTTAGAATTTGGAACTGTTCATATGTCAGCAAGACCTATGGTGTCCGCAGCAATACAAAGATTTGTTGCATTAAACTTTCCAGGAATGGTTGATTCTATAAGAGAAAGTTTTGTTGATTGGATAAAGGCTAATAATATGCAGTCTAAATCTTCTAAAGAAAGTATGGGAAGTATGGGAAGTGCTATGGGCAGCTACTCGGCCAAAGGTTCAGATGAATCAGTAGCTAATTCTAATCCGAAGAGTGATTTCAGTGAATCACAGATAAAACAAGTGCTGTCTGGTGGTGGGATGCAGACTGAAGAAATAAGTACAAGCAGAATGAACAAGAATGAAAACAACATACTCCTGAAATCTCTTAGATCTTCTGGATTATCATCTGAGGAAATTAACAGAATAATGGAAGGAATGAAGGATTTATAATATGTCTGAAAATTTACTTGAAATTACCAATATTATTACAAAGAAGATTTCGGTTCACATGTGTTTAACACAAGACACAATTGTTCATTTTAACAACATTATGGATCATTGTGAGGTAACTGCTAATCTTTCCGATCCTGTAATTAAAAAGTCTTATGATGTATTTATGCAAGTGCTTAAAGAATTTAATGCTTTAGAACATGGATTGGAGGAGGCATATGGCAAGCCCGACCTTGAGTGAAGTTAATTTTAAAAAATCGTTAATGCAATTTTTTGAAGATCAAGCATTTCCAGTGAAAGTATTCTTTGATGATTTGTCAGATATACCTGTTGACGATTTAGGAGTTAAACTTGACAAATGGATTATTGTTGCTGGAATTCTTCCGAGAAAAGTTGACATTTTGAAAACAAAAGTTCTTTTCACCATATGCACAACAAAGGATAGTGAGTATTTCAAGCAGTCCAGAATATATGATGACTTCACTGAGTTATTCACTGATGATACAAACACTAATGGTCTTAGGACAATACCATTCTACGAGACAAGAACCACACCGTTTGTTCTGATCGGAGGTCTTATGGCTATGGTGGACACAACTACAACTATCTTTGAAACAGATTCTAAGGTGGCATGCAGGGGACTGTCTTACGATTTTGTAATAGGATATTAAGAAGGTGTTGAAAATATAAATTAGGCGTGTTAAATAGAAAATGTTTATCAAATCTATTTAATTGAAGATAATGCAAACTCATCTATAAGGAGGAAATACACAATGGCAAGATCAGGACCTTTGACAAAAGATACCAGTTCAGTCGCAATAGGACTTGCTCAGGTGCGTGTTGGCTCATCCGCAGCCAATATTGCAAACATTAACGCGGCTCTTTCTGCCGCAGATTCACTCGGTGCTCTTGGAGAAGTAAACTTCAATTCCCAGACCGGGTTCTTCAAAATGGAATCAGGCTTTCCGAAACTGGAAGATATTTCTATCCCCACTTCAGAACAGGCCTCTTTGACCATTTCGTACAAAGAACTTCACAGCCGGAACTTGGCGTACGCTCGTGGTATTGATCCAAATGCTGATGTAAGCAGTACTGTGAAGATCATCAAACGAAACTCCGCAACAGGTACAGTTTCAGCAGGTCCCATCGTTGTGAACAATACTGGTGGTGTTACGAATGAAAAATACACAGTTGTATTCAGTGGAGCAGCAGCTGGATCAATCTTCGGTGAAGATGCTGGACTCGTTCATTCATTCTCTGCATTGAATACGGCAATGGCTCCGGATAATGCTGGAAATCCAAGATTCTCCATCCCCGCAGGATTCTTCACAGGAACCTGGGCAGCAAATGATTCATTCGTGTTTGAAACCACCATGTTTGTTGCAGGTACGGCAGCATACGCAAACAACCACGCTGGTGAGATCAACCTCGGTTCAATGGTTGCTCCTGCATTCGTTCGTGTTGAAGCGGTGTTCACCTACCCCAACGGCATCAATCACATGTACATCGTTTTCCCCAGATCAAATGCTTCTGGTAATACTGAAGTATCGTTTGCGGATGAAGATGCAGCGGCTCCTCCTATCGTATGGGAAGCAAAACGAGCAGATAGCGAAACATCTGGTGGTCATGCAGTCTGGGATAACAGACCTCTTGGTCGGATTTACTTCGACTAAAAGAAGGTAACAGTACAATTTTATTTAGAAAATATGCCGCTGACATAAAAAACCAGCGGCATATTTGTATTAACAAGGAGCGTACCAAATGGATAATTCAATAGTAATTCCTAAATTAAATCCCCGCGTTAAAACAGTGGAAGTAGGCATTGACGAATTGAGATCTGTCAAAATGTACCCGCTTTCAGCCTCATGCCAACTCAGTATTCCTGGACTTATCGGTGGTTTTTTCGAAGCCGTAGCAACCATCGGAAAGGGAGAAACTCCACAAGAAGATATGTCAACTTTTTCGTACTTCGACATTTTGTCAGGTACTTTAAGAAACAATATATCGGAAGTTCTGACATTTGTTTTCAAAGAAAATGACAGAGTAACTCTTGATGTTCTCGATAATGTCCAACTTATGGAAATTGTAGAAAATATTATGGAGGTTAACTACGGTGAAGATTTGCGAAAAAAGTTCCAAGTCGTCAAGGAAAATCTGAAAACAGTATTTCCTTTGACGAACTTATCACCGAAATTGTCAGAAACACTGGCTACAAATTAAACGACATATTTGATAAAACATTTATGGAAGGCGGTCCAACTTTCACCCAACTTTATGCTTTGTATGAAAACATACAAAAGATCAAAAAGAAGGAAATGAAGTTTGAAGCCAGTCTCCACGGTGTCAAATTAAAGTTTAAGGAAAGTGACGAAAATAATACTTTCAAAGATAAATCAGGTGTTTCTCAAAAGTTACCATTGTTTGGAGACCCATCACAATATGAACATATGACCCAAGAAGAACGGGAATTGGAAACTCAGAGAATGATGGGATTACACAAAGACTGGTCACAAGGGAGAAAAGATCTGAAAGAATAGAGGGAACATGACCAACAGAATAGAAACCGAGTTTGTTGCTTCTTTGGGAAGTGGAACAGAACACACGTTCAATTCCTTCCAGAAAGGTTTTCAGAAGATAGCCATCGAACTGCAAAAAACGGCTAAAGAACTTTTAAATTTGCAGAAAACTGAGGCCGCTGAAGCTGTTGGTCATGTCTCTATGGCAATCAATAAGTTTGCAGTAAGTCTTGTTGGTTTGACCAAACAGAGTAAAGGGGCTTTCGATGCCATGAAGGCCCTTGAGACTGCAAATAGAAGTTTTGAGAAAACTTCAACTCTTGCCCAACAAGCCTGGGCCCATTTCCGGAAAGACATTGATGCTGGTCGTACGACTCTTGGTGCAGCTAAAGCACGGGCTATGGAGTACGATAAAGCAATTAACAATCTTATGATTGATATTAAACTTCTTGGTGGATCTGAAAGGGATCTGAACAAGAATATATCTTTTGCGGATATTGCTATAAAGCAGCAGGCTGGAGATCTTAAACTTGTAGGCGGTCAATTTAAAAACATGACCGCCGATAGTTATTCGTACCTCGTATCAAATAAGAACATTGTCAAATCTCTTAAGGAACTGCATGATAACACTTCTCTGTATACAAAGACTTTAAGAGAATCGGCTAAAGTCAGTTACGGAGAAAGTCAAGTAAAAGCAATTAGAGAACTCGGACGACAAGTAGGTTTTGCTGATGCAAAGTTCAAAGTATTCATTCCTGTTCTGAATACTCTTGATACAAGTTTAACTAAGCTTGGGATAAACCAAAAGAATTTAACTGGAGAGAATGCAAAATGGATTGCTTCAGTTGACCGTGCTGCCGTAGTCAATCAAGTTTTGTCAAATGCCCAAGCCGGTTTGCTTAAACATATAAGTATGACTTCTTCTGGTTTAAAGATTCTTTCGGTTGAAGGAATGAAACCGTTCGGGGATTTGACAATCAAGACTGCCCAAAGTCTTGGTATGCTTGACCCTAATTTCAATAAGTTTATAAGCAATATGCACACCTTGAGAGTTCTTTCTGGTCAGAGTACTGAAGAGATTGGAAAACTCACAAATGCTATTCTTCGTGAAACTTCAAGTTTTGCTGATGCTTTTACAAAATCCAAAGATTATATACAAGCTCAAAAAAATGATATCGCTTTAAAAGAAAAGGCTGAAAAGGCAATTGGAGGATTAACTATCAAGTACAGTGGACTTCTTGCTTCAACTACAAAGTATGGCGAAAATGCAAGAAACATGATCAATACTATAAAGCAAGAACCGAAGGAGTTAGATAGGGTTACTGCCTCATTGATCAATGTCAATTCTGAGTATAAGAAACAAGAAGGTGTTGTTCGCAAAAGTACAGAAGCCCAAAGTACTCTGATAATTAAGTACCGAGAATTGTTAACAGCTACTGGTAAAACTTCAGATGAAGCAAGGAGATGGTTGCAGGTACTTTCCACTGAGCCAGCGAAACTTGCTGAGGTCAAAGCAGAATTAACCAAGTTGAGTACAGAGTTCACTAAACAAGAGACCTTAACGAGAAACAGTGAAAAAGCATATACGAAGCTTGCAATAAAATACGGGGATCTTACTGGTCTAACAAATAAATATGGTGTCGAAGCAAGATCTTTGATGGATACTCTGAAAAGAGAACCTGCACAATACGATGCAATTTCCAACAGCATGAAGAAATTAGAATCTGATTATAAAACCCACATCAATCAGATGCAGAAACAGAAGGAAGCTTATGATATTCAAACCATAAAGTTCAGAGATCTTTTAAAAAGCACGGATGCTTATGGGGAAACTGCAAGAAGGGTTATCCAGACTCTTAAAAATGAAGAAGTAAGTATCGGTAAAGTTACGGCTATGTTAAACCAGTTAAAGAATGACCAGAATGCTACTGCAAAATCAGGGGATGCTTTCAAAACAGTCATTGATAATATAGCCAAGAGTTTCAGAACGTATGCCTCGTACATGATAAGTTCGAATGTCTTGCAGTCATTTGTTCAAGGTTTGTCACACGCTACCAAAGTTGTAATGGATCATGATCAGGCCCTTTACGATTTGAAATCTATTTTAAGTGCCACAAGTTCTGAGGTTCAGGTTCTTGATGATCTTCTTTTAAACTTAACTGGATCTTCTCGGTATTCAATAACTGAACTTGCTGATGGTATGAAAGAATTTGGCCAGGCTGGTTTTGATGCAGTTGAAACAATTCAAGGTATGCCTGCAATTGTAGATCTTGCAACAGGTACGATGGAAGGATTGAGAACTGCCACAGAACTTACATCAACCGCAGTTACGGTATTTGGTCTTGGTATGGATGATGCAAGAATGACGGCTGATATATTTGCAAATGCTGTCACGAAATCAAGATCAACAATCTCCAAACTAAACACATCATTCAACTATATAGGACCTGTTGCGGAGCAAGCTGGTCTTTCTATACGAGATACCGCAGCAGCAACAATGTTGATGTATAATGCTGGTTTGAGAGCAAGTACTGTTGGTACTGGTTTGACCAATATGTTAAACGGTTTGATGAAACCATCAGAAGCATTCAAAGCAGCCGTTGAGAAAGCTGGATATTCATTAGATGATTTCAATCCGAGAATGAATTCGTTTGAAAACATACTGGCACTCTTGCCAGCTGTAGTGACAAACTCAGAAGATGCCATTAAGATGTTCGATGTAAGAGCAGGTAGAGCTATTATGGCATTTACTACTCTTGGAATAAATCAGTTTAGAAAGTTCAAATCTTCATTAGATGAACAGGGTGTTGCTGCAAAAATGGCCGCTACACAGATGGAAGGTATGGCTAATACCTGGAAGAACGTTCAGAATCAGTGGGACATACTCATTGTAAAAATGAGTGATTCTGGATTCCATGCAATACTAAAAGGCATAATAGCTACTTTAGGTCTTTTTACTAAAGGTCTTATTTGGGCAGCAGATACAACAACTGGAAATTTTGTCATAAGCATGACAACTGCGGCAGCGGCTTTGGTTGCAGTTGCCTCAGCAGGAAAAGTTTTGTGGGTACTTCTCGGAACCAAACTTATTCCACAAATAGCCATTGCTTCAAAAGCTTTGTTGGGATTTGCATTAACACCAGTTGGTGCCACAATCTTTGCAACAGTTGCAGCAATCACATTATTGGCATCCGCTATGAATTCTTCACGGAAAGAAACCGAGGCTCTTATAAAGAAGGAAACAGAATACGGTGGAGCATTAGGTCAAGTCCGAACTAAATTAGAAGAATATAACAGAATTGTAAAGGAAAAAGGAAAATTTTCTTCTGAGGCACAAGAAGCCGGAAAAAATTTAAAATATGCTATTGATGGAGTTGGAAAAAGTTCAGATGAAAATGTCAAATTTGTAACAAATTATAGTAAGGTTATTGATGAAACAGGGATAGTGACTAAAGATCTTGATACTTACACAAAAAATTTGGCATCAACTTTAGATGGTGAAATAACAAAGAGTTTAGTAAGATCGGCTCAAGCTGCTGGTGACGCCAACCATAAATGGGATACTTTAAAGAATATATGGGAAGGTTTTAAAAGTGCGATGTCTGAAGATATCGGTGATGGTTTTGGTTTTAGTGAAAGTATACCTGTAACTTTAGATAAAGTTGGAACATCCGCAGAGAGAGCGGCAGTATCATATAAAAAATTAAAAGAAGAAGCAGCGGCAGGAAACGCTGAACAACAAGATTATTTGGATAATGTTCAGAAATTAGCAGATGATGTGACGGTTTCCCTTTTAAAAAACAAAGATGCTGGATCTTTGTCTAATGCCGAAATATCAGATATGGCAAGGGGATTTGTTGAATCAAACAGAATGCAAATCGAGTATCAAGGTGCAATTGAAGAAGGATTAAAAAGAGTTGCAACAGCCGCAAGGGAAGCTAAGGTTGAAGCAGAGAATGCCCATAAAACGGTTTCAGGAACTCTGAAAGCAACCAACGAAGGTTACGCTGAACTGGTCAAGAATGAGAAAACAACCTTCGAAGATAAAATGAATTACATCGAGAAAGGACTTGTTGCTGTTAGAGAGGCTCTGCATACCGAACTTGCTGAAAAACAAAAAGCACAAGTTGAAGAACTTGCTGGTTTCAAAGGATCTAAATCTGAACGTGAAGCTTTGGAAAAAGATCAAAAGGATCAAGTTCTCAAGACAATCAAAGAGGGTCAGTTTGCCGAAAAGAAATTATTGAAAGACCGACAAGCCGCATTTGTAGATCACCACAAAGAGCGTTTGAAAGCTGTTCAATATTATTATGCTGCGGAGAAGGAAACCCTTGAATCTCATTTAACCAAAATGATGATGTTAGAGGATAAAAAGTATCAAGACCTTCAATTAAAAGCTGAGGCTTCTATAAGTGATGAATCTCTTAAATACGAAAAACTAACCAGTGCTTATTTTGACTACACCAAAAGATCTTTGTCAATAGCTGATTCATATTACACCAAACTTGCAGACATTTCCGTTAAAGATATTGAAACAAGAATGGAAGTGGCTAAACTGATGCCAGAAGATGAAAAGAAGACCAGTGAAAAAATCCTTGAATTAAACATAGAACTTTTCACAAAACAAAAAGAAGTTATGCAGAGCCGATATGATAATTATAAAAAGGTTCTGGATGACATGCTCAGTTACGAAAAAGATCTTACCACAAAGATCAAAGCAGAAGTTGATAGAAGAAAAGGCATTGATAAAACTGTAGAGGAAGACAAGCTCAGTTTATCGTTTAAAACGATGACTGATAAACAGAAACATGAAGCAGAAACCACAAGAGCTAAAGAGCTTGCAAGCAAAGCAAGAAGAGCAATGTCAGCTAAAGAGTTTGATGAGGCCTCCGATTACGCCAAGCAGTCATACGAAGCTTATAAGGAGTCTGCTGGAAGTATTGCTCAAGGGGATGATATCAAAGCCTATAAGAAGAAACTTGAAGAAGTTGGAACTTATATGGATGATGCGTCAAGACTTCAGAAAACAATATCAAAAGAAATGCAGGCGAGTCTTGAAGAAACAAAGTTGAAAGCCGAAGAAATGTCCAAGAGTGTCAGTGCAGGCATGACTTCAACAAGTGCTAAAATGGCAGAGATTACAGAACAGCAAAAAAATCTTTCCTTAAATCCAGTAAAGGTTGATCCGAATGCTCTGATTGATCTTGACCGAATAAATAAATACCTGTCGGAAGCTGGTACAGGTACACGGGAAGTTACAATCGCTTTCAAACATGGTGGAGCAGATGGTAAATCAGTTCCAATTTCAACTAAGATTCAAGAGGTAGGAAAAGAACTTGTCACACTTGTAGGAAACGATAATAAAACAAGAGATCTGTTATTTGATTTTAAAGCTGGTGGAGCAGATGGAAAATCAGTTGCAATCAATGATAAGATCCAACAAGTCAGTGATGATATCGTAAAGATCTATGACGATAAAAATAATCTAAAACGGGAATTAAAGTTTAATTTCACTGGTGACGTCGGTGATGGAAAACCAGCAGACATAACAACAAAGATTGATGAAGTGTCAAAAACACTTGATACTATGGACAGTGCAAAAAATCCAGCTTCCACTAAAGATGTAAATTTTGCATTTAAAGGTGATGCCGGATCTGGTTCTGCTCCAATAGGAACCGCAGTTGATGCAGTTAATACCAAAGTTGGAGAGATTTCAACCTTAGTAACATCAATGCCGAAAGACATTCTGTTAAATCTTAAATTAGGAGAAACATCAAATGATGTCTTGGCAAAGCTTAATGATCTTAAAACGAAACTGGATCAAATGGCTAAAGACATTTCTTTTAAACTTTCTGTTACTGTTACTGGAGAAACTCAACTAAGAGAAGTGTGGGATACTTGGAGTAAGTTATCAGCTTCAAGGGACACCATAGTCAAAACAATAAAATATGTAACTGAAGGAACAGTGCCTAAAGAAAAAGGTCTTGTAGAAACAATAGTTGATAAGATTAAAGGACGTGATAATGATTCAACAAATGGTGGGGTAGCTGGAGTTAGGGCTCAAAGTGGTCAGAGAATTCCAGGATATGGTGGAGGAGATATCATCCCAGCACTTCTTGAACCAGGTGAGTGGGTAATAAATAAAGAAGCTGTAAAACATAATGAAAACCTTTATGGAGAAGATTTCTTTGATGAACTGAATGAGAAAAGAGCAAGATTCCAGAAAGGTGGACCTGTTAGAAAAAGAAATCCTGAAAAAGGAAAACATCTTGGTTACCTTGATTACAAAAAGATTGCCCCTAAATGGTTCTCAGAAGAGCCAAAAACAGAAGAAGAGAAGGCCCAAGTAATAGAAGAAATAAAAGAAACATACCCAGAAGTTCAAGATGTCAAGATTAAAGAAGAGAAGGTTAAAGAAACAAAGACGGATGACGGTAAGGCTGTAGAAGGTCTTTCCGCTGGTGAAAGAAAATCGCTGTCTCTTAAATACTTTATGGATTCTATGGGAGTTGCTTCACTCGCTAATGGTTGGAAAAAGTATGAAGAAACAGGAGAAACTTCAGACTTGTTCACCGCAGTTAATACCATTGCAAATGAACTTGATAAACATCTTACAACTCTTGGGGATTTATCGTCTGCTGGTGCTTTCATTAGTGGCAAAACGTACACGTCTCCTGGATCACGTGATGGCTTTTATATGCCTGAAGGATCAAGTACTCCAGATAATAATGCTTTGAACTTTGTTCTTGGTGAGGCCACTTCTGCTTATTCCAGAAAACATCTGCAATTATATGGTCTTAATGAAAAATTAATATCCATGAGAAAGGTTGCTGATTTACTTAGAGACAGAACACAGAACAGTGTGCTAAAGTTGCAAGAAGGTGGAAGTGTTACTGAAGCAATTTCATCATCTATGGGAAGCATGTCAAATATCGTTTCTCCGCTTATCAGTGACATGTTCAATACTGACACACTTGATGTTTTTTCTAACATTCGGAGAGATGTCTCCGATGATAGAAACATCAGTCAGATACCTCCTCAAAGATTAGTTTTTGAACTTCCTGCTGGAGCTTCTGGTGAATTTCAAGCATCCCAGACCACAGTGAATGATTTTGTGAAACTTTTAAAAAGAAGTAAGATGAGGTCACACTAATGATAATTGACACAATAACAGGACTTCCAAACTTTGATTGGATTGATGAGTTTGATTGGTGTGATATTCGACAATCACAGAATCACAGTGTTAGTGGAGCTTTGTTTATACAAGAAAGTGTTTTACTGAAGGGAAGGACAATAACTCTTGCTGGAAGTGAGAACATGAATCTTATCACCCGTTCACAGCTTGTATCCTTAAAAGCTTCACAGAATACATTGAACAAAACATTTTCAATTACTTTGGTTGATGAACGTGTTTTCACTGTAAGATGGAGAAACTCAGAAGGTTCAGCAATTGAAGTTGTTCCATTCATTTCTCATGGATATGGTACAGCTAATTTGTATATTGTTAACGCTTTAAAATTTGTGGAGGTTTAGACAATGGCTGATATCAACAGGGAAGATATTGTCATATTTAAGAGTGAAGTATTGGATGAGACGGATGATGGTGGAGGTCAGATGACCTCACAAGAATTGACCAATGGAGAGATTAACGGTTTATTTCCCGATATATCTCTTATGGATTCTGTTTATGGAAGGGTATCTCTAAGAAAATGTTTTGTTGCAGTCAATACCTCAAATAGAGCTACTTACTATGGTTCACATTTGATTTTGACCAAGAAAGCAGAAGATCCATTTGTGTCCATTTTATTCTTCACAACAAAGGATTGGTTTGACAAACGTGATCAAGCTCAATCACGAATAGAAAATTACAAAGGTAAAGGAACTACTCTCGGTGCCGCATTATGGGGCAATCATTATTATGGTTCTAAAATTGCAATGCTTCAAACTTCTAAAGAATGGCCCGATCCTGAGATCGGAGATGTAATTGTTTTTGAGACTGATGAAGATTTAAACGGTACTGGTATTCCACTGGTGCAGCAATACTTGAGAATTATGGATGTGAGTTCAGAGGTTAGATCTTTTACAATTGAAAAAAATAATGCCTTCCACACATTTGTAAAGAAGATTGTCAGTTTAATTTTTGGTCAGATTCTTCAAACAGACTTTCCAGGAACAGAAGTTTTTGCCACAACCGACTACGCCACTACTCCAACTAAAATATATACTTCGGTTGATGTTGATGCTGCAAGATACTACGGAGTAACTAAATTAGCCGCGGATGAAGAGATTGATGATTTGGTAATTGTTGTTGATGATGTTAAAAAGTCGATAGTACCAGCAGCCCAATCAGAAACTGGCATAGTTGATTACAGTATTGGTAAAACAACTTCCATGGTTCTGCAAACTCAATTAGCAGAAGTTCCTGTTTCAAAGACAATGGCTTTTTCAATGTATAATGGAAATACATTCATTATAGGTGAAGCAATTCGTCAAGGTACTTTCTCAATACCATCAGAGCAGATATCAGATGATGGAACTGGTAATGTCATAAAGGGTTCAACTATAGTAGGTTCTATACTTTATGAAACTGGTTATGTTAGTTGGGTATCTTTACCAACTGACAAGAATTTCTCTGGAACAGTAGAATATGTTCCTGGATGTGTTTCTGCACAACTCGGTTATACTGGTGGTGTATTCATTACTTCAAACAATAGAGGATTTGTATACACATTTGCATGTTCCCCAGTTCCAGTTCCAGGTTCTGTTAAATTAGAATATATGGTTAACGGTAAATGGTATTCAATGTGGGATAGTGGTAATGGACTAATTCGCGGTTCTTCTATTACAATAGGAACAGCCGTAGTTAACTTCACCACTGGAAGTATTTCAATTTCACTTGGTGAAATGCCAGATCTCAATTCGTACCTCTTAGTCACTTGGTCTGATAAATCAGACTATACAGATTTATCAGGAGTTTCTGTTCCATTCTGTTACGATTTTTATTTGGAAGATGATGGAATTACTCCAGGAACGCTTTCGATAAGTTGGACCCAGGACAGTGTACTTTATTCTTTGACTGATAATTCGGCTGGTGTTGTCATGAATGGAGCAACCCCAGTTGGGACTATAAATTATGGCAACGGTAAGGTTGTACTTAATGCTCTACAAGTAACCCCACCTAATAATCAAACTTTCGATATTGCCTATGACCGTTCGAATATAATTGAACGGGAGTTTGTGAATCCCGGAAGATCTGGAACAAACAGAATTGTGTTGGATCTGAATAATACCAATAATATTTCACCGGGTTCTATTATTATCGAGTGGACAAATATTCTGACAAGATGGACATCTTCCCAATTACATAACCATATCATCCAAAAACAAAGAGATTTTGTACATAAGTACAGTGACAAACCTAATACAAATCCAGCTACTGGTTATTTAGATAAATATAACACCGCTAATTATACAACAGAATGGACTCCAGCTACGATAGATTATGCCACTGGTATTTTATCATTTTCTCCAGATAGAAAAGAAACAGTGGCTTTGAATTTATATGACTTTGTAAATACCGCTATATAAAGGAGATTTTAGAAATGGGAAATATTCCAGCAATTAAAACAGGAATAGCTTCTGGTTACAGTAAACCTGCGAGGCATATATCATCCTCTTATACTGCACCAGCAGTTGATTCGAGTCAAACTTTGACATTATTTCCAAATGCGACTTCAACCGTAAAGGTGGTCTTTCTTGAAGTGGGAAGCACACCTACTTCAAAGAGTTACCAAACCACATTAAACAAGAAGTTTAAAATCACGGAGAATCAGGCATCTGAGCTTGTTAAAGGTTCAATCCATGCTTCATTTAATAATGTTGAAATAGTAGATCGTGAAGGAGAGTTGTTTACAGGTATTGGTGGAGACAATACAGAAAACCCCACAAAAGTAGGAGTAGTTGACTACACAACCAAAACATTAGAACTATCAGAGCCCTCAGCTTTGTTTTTCTCAAACTCCGCTTTGTTAAATATGACGGTGTCTCACGTATCAGCAATGTCTAATAATCAGACAGTAAGCAGCATTATTTTTAGAACACCAGGTGCACCGATACGTTCAGGTTCTTTGACTGTGAAAGGTGAATTGTCAAATGGAACAATAATTACTGGTACTTCTAATTTCAATGGTCAAGTTTCTGGTACTGGAGTTCTTGGATATATCAACAGTGAAACTGGTATTGGTAGACTTGATTTCGGAGAATTTGTTGAAAATACACCAGCGAATCGACTTATGGAATGGTATCACCCTGACAATCTAAGTGAAGATGATACCCAGATATGGAAACCTTTTTCACTTGATTTTAAAACAGTTACAATCAACTGTGTGATTGTGAACTACCTACCTCTTGATTCAGATCTTTTAAAACTTGATCCAGTAAGATTGCCTCTTGATGGTAAAGTGCAGATATTCAGAGACGGTCAAGTTATTGTTGTACACAACACTAAATCATTTACAGCACCAAATAACTTGATAGCAGATCAGACATTTGATATTGGCAGAACTGATTTATCATATGTTGATTTGTATGATCAACTTGGAGCATGGGTTCCAGATACCAAATTTTCAGCAAATCTTACAACAGGGATTGTTGCAATGGCTAATCCACTTTCACTTGTTGGATTTACACAACCACTTGTAGCTGTCAGCAAAGTGGAAGATATGTGTTTGGTTTCTAATGTCCAGATAACCGGACATCTTTCACTTACTTCGAAATTACGCCATAATTACGATGCCGATGATACTTACGTTTCTTCTGTGTTGCCTATGGATGATTTACAAAGCAGAGCTTTTAATATGTTCAAACAGACTTCTTGGACTGGTGAATGGTCTGACTCATTAATTGGAAATGAACCACTTGCTGGATATGATTTTGTGAATTATCCAATTCAAGTAAATAACCTTAGTGCTATACAAGAAAGGTTTGCTTTAATTTTCACTTCTCCAACGACTTTCAATATTGTTGGTGAAAATCTTGGTGTAATAGGTACTGGAAACACTTCAAGTAATGTTTCCCCTGTAAATCCGAATACAGGTCTTCCAATATTTACAATGCTTCATGGTGGTTTTGGAACAGGGTACTCTTCTGGAAACGTTATTCGTTTCAATGTAGCTGGTGCAAATTATCCTATTTGGTTTATACGAACAACATTACAAGGACCAACTACGGAAAAGAACGACTCGTATATTACCCAGATACGAGGCAATGCCAGTTGATTAATATTTTTTTATGTGATATTTATATGCAATAACATAAAAGGAGCGTTTTATGGCAATCGGTTTAGTTCGAAAATGGACAGATGTAGGTGCCCCTAAGTTGTGGGCAAATACTTATGGTAGTTTCCCAAATCTTTTGAAGGCTGTTTTAGTCGATGGTTATGGTTCATTACCTTCATTAGGATGGACACATGAGTATGTAAGTGGGGATACCTACACAAGAGCATTTAGAAATAGCCAAGATGGAACTGGAACTTTTCTTAAAGTGAACAGTTCTAATGATGGCAAAGATTCAAATCTTGTGACAATAACCTCTTATGAATCAATGGGTAGCATTGACGATAACAATTTAACAATGTGTCCACCTGCAGGAAACCAACACTATTTACCAATTGGAAATACTAACGGCACTACACATCCTGATGGTATTCATTGGATATTCATTGGTGATAATTTAGGTTTCTGGTTTTTATGGAGACCTTATCTATCTGCTAATAGTAATTTAACTGGTGATGGCAAGATGTGGTTTGTGACATATATCGGTGATTATATAAAAGCTGATATTTCATTTATCAAAAACTGGTTCCAATCAGCCAGAGTAGATACATCAACAACTACTGGTATGTTTGGAGATGTTCCAGAAAAAGATATAACAACCTCCAGATATATTACTATGCGTAATTCTCTGATGAATTGTGGTCCATCAGGTTGGGCATCTTTATCTTCTGGTTCCCAATTTGAAGAATTAGGAATAGGAGAGTCTTACCAACTTAGCCCAATAAATAACGTTGTCCATTTTTCTGTACCATTCATTTACGATATGATACAAGGTGTTCCTGTAATGTTGGGATGGTTACCTGGTCTTTTGAATCCATTAATTAAATATGGACACAATGGCAATGCATCTAATGCATTAGAAGATTCTGAGATAACGTTGGCAGATGCTTCAAGGACACTGCATTTATTTAAGTACCGTGTTGGAACAGAAGCATACGACTTGCTTAGAACTATCGGTATAATATCTGGGGAGGGATTTAGAAATGTTTTATAGCATGGTAGGTTTTGAACTCCCCAAAGACACAACAAGAAAATGTGAAATATCTGGTGTAGTAGCAACTGGAATAATTGGACAAAGGCGTGTAATTGCTTTACATAGAAGCACTATGGCTATTATGGGAAGTACAAAAGTAAATTCAGATAATAGTTGGAAAATCCAATTAAATACCACTGAATTAAATAAGATAATCGCAATTTGTATAGATGATTCAGGTAATTATAATGCTGACATTTATGACAGGATTGATGCTTGTGCTATTACATTTGAAGCTGATGTTCAGAAATGGTTTAACTGGTTCATAGATAATAGGAAATATTCAAGACATAAAATACCTACAGATTTGAAAAGGATAAATTTAAGTTCAAATAAAGCTTTAATATCCCAGAAAGATGTTAAAAATAATGCGTATAGATTTTTAATAGATACCAATTACAATAAAGGACATTTTGTAGATTCTTCTGGAGTGGCTGTTCCTATTGGTCCTGGTACAGCCAATGAAAAAATATGTGAAGGCTCTATTGTAAACAATGAATTCACAATAGAAACAATAGTTGGTGATGGTACAGCTTCTAATTCAGTTATTGTCTGTGGTTTAGAACAAAGATTTTATCCAAATAATGGTGTTCCTTTAGATTTTTTTTCAGATTCAACTGCTTTATTACATGCCCCTCTTATAAATACTATTAAATGTAATGGTACTTCTCACACAATAAATCCAATTGATGAAAAAGAGGATATGTATAATTTTTTAGGCAATAATTTAACACCATTAACAGGTGGTCCAAATGCTATACAAAATAAAAAAATTGATTTTAGAATTACTGAGGATGGAAGTTACTCCTTCTCTTTTTTTAGAACTGGACCGTATGGATATGGTGGGAAAGTCCTTCAAATGGTGGGAGTTTTTTATCTAGGATTTAATGCAAGCAACTACTTACAGGTTCAATACAATTCAACTGGTTTAAGCAGCGCACTTACATCATTAGTCACCGCAAGTCCAGCATCGGCACCATCTCCTTCTGCAAGAGACCATTATGTGGTGTCTTTAGGACCCAGTGGAATAAGAATGTTTAAAAACGGTGTACAAGTATACACTAATTCTACTCCTGTAGTAGTTAAGCCATATATTGGATCAATTGACGGATATAAAGGTACGTTAATTTTAGATGACACGAGTTATTCTGGGTCCTATTATAGCTTTTCTATTTACAATATTAGGATATTTAAAAGAGAAATAACTTCAACTGTGGATGTTTTAGCCCTTTACAATGAAGGCCTTATATTAAGTTCTGGTAATTACTTTAATGTCAATTCAATATATAATTTCAATAATTGTTTGGGGAGAACTTTAGAAAACTTTTACAAAACCTCCAAAAACTCCAAGTATGAAACCTTAAAAATTTCAAATAATAGATTTGTTCCAGGAGCCGTTTCTACTATATTAATTGATCAATTAAATTATAATAAGTATCAGAAGGTTCTGTATGTTGGAAAACCATATAGGAAAGGAGTTATAGGATCAGATAAAACAACAAGATATACACACGAAAATCCAATCCAATTATTTCGTGGTGCACATTCTTCTGCAGGAGGAGTATACACAGTGTTACAAGATGCAGAAACACCAGTTGTGAATGGAAGTCATACGATTTACCTAAATTTTGTAAGTCCAATGAACATATCAGGATTTTCTTGGAAGGCAATGACGACTACTAATGTATCTTTCCAAAATAGTGTAAAAGGAATTAGAATATACGGGAGTACAACTGACGATTTTACAGTTGATGGGTTTTTTATAAAAAACCATGTGTTTAAAGATCAAACAGAATCTGGACAATGGTCAGATTTTGTGATGTTCCCAAAAGCACATATGATTAGTAGTTTGAAAATAGAAATTCAAAACATTCAGAATTTCACAACAGGAGTTTATTGGAGTGGAGAAGATTTAGCATTTGTAGTGGATGAAGAAGTTCCTCCTGACGCAATAAAGGGAAGATCAATTGTAATTGATATTGCTGATAACTGGGGAGGAACAAATATGGGAATAAAACATTTTTGTCCAAGACTAAAGAACCAAGCATTGTATGTGGAAAATTGGAGCTTTTATTCAACATCTGAACAATCCTCTGGATATAAACTGAAGAACGCTTGTTCGTTGAGAAAATATACTGGTGGTTCCGTCAACTACTGTTGGAAAAGCGGAGAGAATAATGCAACTAATCAAAGGATCATTCTTGTTGCAGATAAACCGTTTTACATGGATGATTTCAATCTTATAAATTTTCATAATAACTATGCAGAGTATACAACCGGCGTTAAAAATATTACAATAAAAATAACAGATGATGTTATAACGGATACTACGTATAATGCCGCAGTATCTAACTCCAGACTTTTATTCTCTGGAGAGGTTAAGCAAATGCTTAACCCAGAATGGGCTAAAGAAAGATTCGGTTTAAAACTCCAAAGAAAGAAATCAGTTGAAGCAAGGTCTGTGGTTTTTGATATTGCTAATAATTACGGGGATGCTTCATTTGTAGCAATGCGGAAAATAGAATTCTTTTTACGTGGACAACTTATTCCATATGAAGGAACATGGACTTGTGGTCAAACATCTTATTACAATACCAATTATTACGCTGTAAGGGCATTCAATACAGGTTACCTTATTAATGATACTTATTTATATATGTCTGCTTCTGGTCAGCCAACTAACCAGAGAATTTATGTGAAGTTTGATGTAATAAAAGAGTTTGATGAAATACGGGTTGTTAACGGTTCTGGACCGTCACATGAAAGTTATCGTGGTGCAAAAAATGTAGTTGTGAAAGTAACTTTAGATTCAACAACTCCTTCAAGTTCTTATAATGCTGCTATAACAGATGGAGTCACTTTAAGCACTTGTGTATTTGGAATAGATACCGTTGACTATGATTATCTGGATGGTAGATTTCATTTACCTGTTCTATCAAAAAGAAATACAAAGATATACAAAGCAAGGTCAGTAGTTTTTGATATAGAAAATACCCACAATTACAGTTATCCAGCAATTGCCATTGAGTCTATATTTTTCTTAATGGAGTCAAATAAAATAGAACCGAGCAACTGGAGTTTTTTCTTTTCATACAAAGGAAATGATACCACTGAAAGCAAATTATTTTCAACATCAGGATTAGATTTAGACTTATCCGTTTCTTCAGAAAGATTTTTCTGCTATAACGAAAATAAGAAATTACGGTTAATTGTAGTATTTCCAGAAACTTTGGAATTAGATAGAATTATAAATACTTTATGGAGAAGGAATGATTACGAAACAGGCGTTTGTGTTAGAGATGTAAAAGTATACACAACCTTGAATGTTTTAACTAATTCAGATTGTATATACGGACAAGCTATTCCAAATTCAACAATGATTGCCGAAAAAGCATTACCAAGAAAAAGGATGCCAGCAAATACAGATGTCCAGAGAGTAGTAGCCTATGTTCCTCTACTTGACTATGTTTTTGATGGATCAGATCCACATATAATTTTACTAATACATCCTGGAACAGCAGGATCTTCAATCTTTTCTGACTCTTCAAAATACGAACAGAATTTGTCAACCACTGTTGGTTCTCCTGTATTTACGAATACACAATTCAATCTTTCAAGTACAAGTATTGATTTTAGGATCGGGTATTTACGATCAACAAGATTAGGGTTGTATTCCTTGTCTGATATTCCTTTTAAAATAAAATGCTTTGTATATAATCTAAGTTTAATTACTGATACCACAATATTATCAAAATGGACAATTTCAGGAAATAAGAGGTCTTACCGATTATCTATAATTAATGGTAATTTGTCATTGGCTTATTCTACTGACGGGACAAATGAAGTATTCCTAAATTCAACTGCTCAAATTCCATTGAATACTTGGACTTACATTGAAGTAGTTCGGATGTACGGCACATTGGTAATAAAGATTGGTAACTCTATTGATTCAACCCACAATATCGGTACAGCTAAATTTAACCCGACACATACACCGGTTTGCGTAGGAACACATGATGATAGTTTAGGTAATTGTTTCAATGGTTTTATTGACGAATTAGAATTTTCAGTTGGTCATATATTTGATCTGACACAATCTATTCCGTTAACAGCACCTTCTACCGCTTATCCTGGATTTGCAAATGATAACTTTGGTAATTTTGTGTCCATGTCTTTCGGACAAACTTCCGATACTTATAAAGTTTTTAAAAGTGCAGCATGGAGAAGCATTGCTTCAAGAGATCCAGTAGTTCATGGTAACGTTGGTGATACTGATTGGTATTACATAAACGGATCTGATGTTTGGAGTAAGACCGGACTTTCCCCAAATGATGAATATGAAGCCCTAAATAAAGCGGTTGAGCTTTCTTCTTTGAATCGGAATACTGTTCAAGAGATTAATTCTTTGACAAGTGGTAATTGGGAACTTGAGTTTTCTGGATATCTTGATATTGCAATTACCACTATTAGAGAAAATTTAACATACAGTACCATAAAAGATATTCATATCAACGGTAAAAAATTATGGTTTTCTGAAGCCATAAAGCTTAGAGAATTAACAGTTGCAGATACAGTATCTTCCTCCAAAATAACTTGGATAATGGGAAGAAGTAATTCGGTTATCGAAATATACGATATATTTAGGAATTCATTTAAAGTATATAGTCGAGTAGTTGGACAGATTCCATGGGAAGAATGTACGAATAACCAACCGATACCTTGTGTTACAGTGGGCATGAGTGCTGTTGGTGTTTCTTTAGAATTTATGGTGGAGTATATTGAAGCACCTGTCAATCTAAGACAGCAACCTGTAGGCATTCGTAATGATTTGAATAATACTAATGTTTTTGGAACTTTACTGGAGTTGAATATAAGATGACACAATATATACCTTCAGAATATTTTGATTACTTAATTACTGAGATTGGCAAATCTGATGGTATGAGTGTTTGCACACTACAACCTCTAACCTACTATAATGCCATATGGCCAAGTTTATGGACAACTTCTAAGGTGTATGTTACTGGTGATACTATGAGGCCTCCTGCACCAAATGGATTTGTTTATGAGTGTTTGACAGGAGGAACTTCAGGTTTAGCTGAACCTGTTTTTGGAACGGTTCAAGATGCTGAATTCTCAGATGGTTCAGTTACTTGGAAAACTCATGTGAATTACACAATATCTCAAGTATCGATAGGTGTAGGTGACCTAACAATTACTGAAGAAACTTATGGAAGGAAATTGACAACACCTCAGAAATCTGGTGTTGCCCACAAATCTGGTGAAGTTACCCATACGGCTTTATTTTCTAATTCAGAAAAGAAGTTGAAGTTGGTAACTACCAGTGTAACAGATCAAACAGATAATAATGAATTGATAAGTGGAAGATTAATTGTATTTATACCATTTTCTTTTAGTAGGTTTAATTTATAATGGCATACGAATCTCCTATTTGCACTGAATTAGATTTTTCGATGGAATCTATTTATTCAATTCCATTGTGTGATGATATTGTTTTTTACAGTAGTGTAACGATAGTCCAAATAATAAGTCAGAACGTGGAGTTCCATTTATCTTTAGAGATTTCCACTATATCTGGTGGAAAGCCCAATGATTTGCCGTACATAAAACAAAGGTCCATTTCTGCCAATTGGGATTCTGATACGAATACAGTTCATGAGATATTTGGTTTTAATTGGGATAAATGGGAATACAATTTTGTTTCACAAATTGACAAGAATGTTCTTTGGGGAAGTAACAACACGGTTTCCACATTTGTTGAAGTGAGACATGATAAAGGTGATAATGTTTTTACAGAACTTATTTCAATATCGTGGTCAGTTTTTGATTCAATAATGGATAGAATTTTTGAAGATAATTTTATTTCTAAAATGGATTTATTGTTATATACATATTCAGTACTCTGGGGAGGAACAACAAGATTTGCTGAAATGGAGTATGGTGATGGTTACAAAGTGCCACCATTTATCGGAGTATCATCAAACGTTTTATGGAACTCCAACTCTGATGTAGATTTTGTGGATTTTAATATCAGATACCATAATTCAGATCTTAAACCTGTTGACCACAATTTTCTCTGGGGAGAGTATTGGTATTCTTTGTTGTGCCAAAAAATGTACTTTCCACCACCAGGAAATATTTTAGGTTTTAAAATAAATGAAAGAATTGATTTTGGTGTATGTAAAGAGATTACACTAATATCAGATTATGAACCAAATAACTATTGTCCTTTTAAACACAAACATACAGGCATGAGGGAGAACTACACTATAATTCCTCCTCCTCCACTAGCACCCATTATTGCATGGAGTTATTATATGATAAATACAGTTCTTGTTAAAAGATTACCAGATAATACAGAGATTGAGGTAATATCAGTATCTATCCAAACAGATGAAGATTCTTATTTATGGGATTTCTCAATAGTCATACCAAGTGAATACTATTTGAATTTGTTGAAACCTGTTGTACAAAACGGAGAATTAATACTGAAAGATGTTGAAATAAATATAAACAATAATGTCTGGACTTGTCGAATAGAACGATGGAGTGAGAGTGTTTCATTCGGTCAAAGATCTTGGACATTATCTGGAAGATCACCATCTTGTGAATTATCTTCTCCGTATGATGCTGGTAGTTCTTACGAAAATGAAAATGCTATTCAAGGTGGTCAGTTGTTAAGTTCTATTTTAAGTGGCACTGGCTGGGATGTGAGTTGGGGATTTGAAGATAATTCTTCAACATATTCCGACAATATAAACCCAACATCAGAATGGCTTGTTCCAGCAGGTGAGTTTTCTTTATCAGAGAACACGAAAATCCAAGCTATCCAACATGTGCTTGAAGCAATACAGGCAGTTGTTCTGACAGTTCCCAATTGTTACACCAATAAAACTTTGATAGTGAATCCAAGATTTAAGTCTAAACCTTGGGATTGGGGAACACAAGATTATGTTGAGACAATCATACCAAATATATGCAGAGAAATTGGTCAAGATTTTATTTCAAATGAGGACATTAATTTAATCATTGTTTCTGGTGAACCTGGTGTAGTAGTTAAGGGAACGAAAGCTGGAACTGATGGTAGTAAACTTGGAGAATTATTCACACATAAACTGATCACTTCTGTTCAAGCTGGTTCTGAAGCTTGTAAGAATTTAATGAGCAAAGAAGGTAAATGGTTCGAAAGAACATTCACTTTCTTTTCTATGGATGATGGAGTAACTCCAACAGATCTGGTTCCATCATTACTACTACCAACACAGATGATTAGATATACAGACGGTGCAACTACTTGGAGAGGAAAAGTGACTTCAGTTTCTATCGAAGCAGGTATGGGTAGTAATGGTGTGGAAGTGTACCAGTCTATTAATGTTCTAAATTACATAGGGTAATTAAAATGGCTAATGAATTTAAAGACCTGTTAAAAATATTACAAAGTGATAAATATTATATTGGTACTGTCATTTCTATAAATACTACTTCAAAAAAATCAAGGATTAGACTATTATCAGGGAATATAATAACAGCATTTGGAACAAGTGTTGCTGTAGATAGTAACTGCATCGTGGAGAACGGATTTATTAAACAAGAGATGCCGGTTGGTCCCATATATGAAGTAGAGATTTAAAGGGGGGAACAAATGACCGATAAGGATAAAGTCACGGATAGCGAGTTTGTTCGATGGATTGAGTGGATAAAACAGTGCATCCTTGACCTGAAAGATTCAACTAAAAAACAGGCTGGAGAAATACAAGATCTGTATAAATTGGTAACTGAATTGAGAATTGAACAAGCTTCTCAAAAAGTTAAAACTGGAATTTACGGTTTTATAGGTGCAGCTATTCCAGTTTTGCTGGCGGTACTTATTGATATGTATAAGAAGAAATAAGGATATTTATAAAAATGATTGATCGAATTTCTAAATATATTGTCATAAAGTGGTTTAGTACAAAGTCTTTATACAGAACTATTTCAAAATCAGTAGTGGCCACATTCTTTTACATCATATTTTGTAAAGTTCTTGAGTATGAAGGTTTTATGTTCTTTATCCAATATGTTCATATTTTTTGGTTTTCAATGGCTTTGTTTTATTTCAATAAAAGCAAAGAGGAAGATGAGACACGAATGGTTTATCGGGAAAGGGAATGTGTGTTTAACCATTCCATTGAAGAATTAGAATTTATGACTGAAAGAATTAAAACATCGGCTGTTGAAATAGAGAACAAAGAAAAGTTTTTAAGAACTATTCTTAGATCACTTACTGAAGGGATGATTGGCATCACCATGAAAGGCACTATAAAGTTGTGTAACCCAGCGGCATCACGACTTTTTGGATATAGGAACAATGAGTTGATTGGTAAAAGTGTATGTTCACTTTTTCCAGAAGTTTTTAAAAAAGACCAGATAGATGAAATTGTAAATGGTCAAGAAGATTACCAAAAATGTATCAAAGCTGTAGCTGTAGGAAAGAACAAATTAATTTTGGATACTGATATAACTATCTCCAAAATTAAAAAGGACCTAAAAGATTTTGTTATTTTAACAATTAGACAACCAAGTAATTATATTTAAAAGGAGTAGTATCATGATGAAACGTGTAATACTTTATGCAATCAGTATGGTTTTTCAGATGTTGACCAAGGACATGATGATCGGATTCGTAAAGGCCGGAATGGAAAAGGTCAAAGAACTTACAACCCACACGGACACAACTGTGGATGATATTGCAGTAGAGAAAGCTTCAATGCTTCTTCTCGGTGCTTTGGAAGTTGAAGGCAATACAAATACTCAAACCGAAACCGACAGACTTCTTAAAGTACTCGGAGGAATGGGAGGAGCATACATTGAGGCGGGTCTTGATTGGCTTGATTCTCATTTCGAAGAAGGGTCTTTTCAAGATGAGATGATAGAGATGTCAACAGCGCTTGTTAGAAAATTGATTTCCTGAAGTTAAATATCGTGGTGCCGCTTGTTTTAAATTTTATGAATACGTAGACTTGCTTTTTATAAGTTAGATAGAGGAGCCGCAATGTTTAGTAGTCCATTGAAAGATATAAGTAATGTCGTACTTGGTTATTCCTCGATATATGTTATGACATCTGCCACAAACATTGAGAACACCGCTCATTTGTATTCAAGTTCTAACTATATTGGTGGAATTACAGGAGCAAACTTTTCACTGTCAAAATCTTTCTCACCAATATATGAGAAAGATCCAACAGAATCCAATCCTGTTTTATACCTAAAAGAAAATAAATTAGTGTCTGTAGAGGCTGCTATCACAGGAACCATTGTTGAGTTGTCGAAGGCTAATATGTCACTTGTATTTGGTAATGGTGGCACTGACATTTTAGATTTTTCATCAATACCATTTGTTCGTGTAGAAATGAGGTTTATGTATCCAAATAAAATAAATGGAATACATATAATTTTTCCGAAATGTCAGATTATAACAGAAAGTCCAACATTAGAATTTTTCAAAGATGATGATCCAATTTCTCTTGAAGTCACAATGAGAGCTTGTGTAGTAGGCCATACTTTGTGGCAAGAGAAATATGGATCATTTGATTTTATCTGATTTTAGAATTTCCTTTCTTGCCCATGTAGACTTCGACAACATTGTCCGCTCCTTCAATGACCGAGGTCTCATGGGTAGAAAGGATTATTTGAAATCCAAATTCAGTACTAAGTTGTTTTATCATTTCAAAAACATAAACATGATTACTTTTGTTTAGATTGGCAAACGGTTCATCTGCAATCAAAACCTTTGAAACTCCATCACTCAATAAAACATATCCAGAAGATAAAGCGAAAGAAGCAACGTCAGAAGCCCCATAGCCAGAACTATCGATAGGACTAATGTGTTTATCACCTCTTGCAAAAAACAATTCACATTCCACATTGTTTCTTTTTTGAACGAATTCCATTTGAAATTCATATTTGTTCCTAAACGGAACAGCCTTCAAGAAGCTTGTAACAACATCGGTTACAGTAACTTTCATTTTACTCTGGGTAATTTGTGAAGCTTCCCGGATGATGTCCCGTGCATCTTTTTGAGCTTGTTCCAAACGTTTTAACCGTTTTACTTCTTTTTTCTTTTCACTTATTTGATCTTTCAGAAAAGAACGTCTATTAGCCAGTATTGTTAAACTTCTTTCAATCTCTTCAATCTTCATCATCCTCTTCCTCTTCCTCAGAATTAGAAGTAGCCTCTTTGTATTTGGCTTCAAACTCTGTCAAAGCTTTTTCCAATTTTCTTTCTCTCTTTTGGATCTTTGCTTCAAGTTTCTCAAGAGCCTCCGCAGCCTCACTGAAGTTGGCATATCCAAGTTCTATAATTTCTTCAAGGATAGATTCAAGACGGCCCTTTGCTTTGTTCAGTTCGCCTTCACTTCTCTGCAATTCATGCTGGTATTTCTCCAGTTTATCCTCTAATAATTCACTCATTACTTTTTATCCTTTACTTTTTCCATAAAATTTGAGATCTGCAAAAGTGCCGCATCAGAAGCATTCATTTTCTTTGACACATAATCAAGAGTCCGAGTAAATGATACATCATTAAAAGTGTCCATGTTTTTGAGATCTTGTTTCCAAGAACCAAGAAGTGATTCACGTCTTTCCGTTTCCTCCTCCTCAGAGTTTATTAAATCCATATCGAAAGCTTTTGCATACGGAATTATCGGAACAGTGAAAAATTTAACTTTCAAAGTATCTGTATCAACAATGTGAAATCCTGGTTCGTACTCAAGTTGAGCTTTGTTTAAACGGACAAGAGATCCATTATTGATTAATACTTGATCTGGATTTGAAACAATGAATCGTTCATGGTTATCACCAGATATGATAATCTTAAATGGATTTCTTTCAAGAAACTTCTTACCAGATATCCAATCTATTTGTGCATGAAACAAAGCTTTACTTTTTGTTATCATTTTGTGGATAAGAAGAATGTTGCCATCTGTTTCTAAGTCTGGTAATTTCTTTGACAACAAAGTATCTTCACCAAATCCACAACCATACACTTTGAGTTTCTTGTTTAGTATAATCGGATTATCTAATGTTGGAATCTTTACAGCTTTCAAAGCTTGAAGAATCCCCATCGGTGTATTCTTAATACCTGTTTGATGGTACCTCATATCATGCTGACCTGGAACAACAATGACTTCAATACCAGAACGAATGATTAAACTTCCCACATTGGCAATCAAACTATGTGGAACTGTTACAGTATCAAATAGATCTCCGGCAATAAGAAGTTTATCCACATCGTTCTCTTTTAATGTTTCAAAAACATATTTCAGTTTTTTTCTCACAACATCTTTGTGGAATTGTTTTTCCACTCTTTTCTCCGGAGCTTTCTCTTTTGCGTGAACATCTGAAATAGTTCCAATTTTCATATAGTTCTCCCACATGTTGGGCATTTCCCCAATTTCTGCAATGTTTTATTGAATAAAGATTTAGCCTTTTCCGAATACTCTTGGAGTTCCCCCACTCGCTCATATAGTGCTTTGTAGGAACCAGTTAATTCAGATAATCCCTCAAATTCACTCATGAGATTTTGAACCTCTTTGTATTCATCCAAGTACAATTTTATTTCAGAAAGAAATTTAACGGTAACTTTATTCTCTTTAATTTGTTGCTTTGTGGATTTGTATTTTTCAACAATATAATTCAATTTCATAGCTTGTTTTTTTAGATCATCAATATCATTATTATCTGAAATCAAATTAGATAACTCCGCTTTCAAATTTAAAGCGGGTTCGATTCTTTTGATTTTTTGATGTATAGTATCATGTAATTCGATTGAACGTCTTAAACGTTCTATTTGAGATCTGACCTTGTTCACAGAATTATACAATAATTTTAACTCTTGGAAGGACTCAACCATTTCATCAACCCAGTCCAACTCTTCCAATTGTTCTTTTAATTTAGACAGACCATCTTCTTCGAATTCCCGAATACTTACAGTTTTTCTTATTTCGGAATTAGCTACCTTAATAACATCATCAATTATATCAAGACCAGTTATCTGATTGAATTTGTTTGCAACTACTGATGGTTTATCTTCCAAAAGAAACCATTTCTTTTGTCTTTGAATATTGAATTCAGAAATACCAGTAATGTCTTTTATCTCTTTTGGTAGATCATGTTTTAAAGCTGTTAACGGATCTTTGAAATCTTTAATCAAGTACTGATTAATTGATCCAGATAAATTCTTTTGTCGAGCAAACCATACACCGTTATCTAAATGTATTTTGACTTCAGCAAGATCTTTCTTAGTTGTATCCCAGTTTATGAAATCTCCTTTCACTTTATTGAGAAGGGCCCAACGAAGGGCCCTCATTAATGCACTTTTTCCTTCATCAGAAGGACCGATTATCACATTCACACCTTCATGAAGATTAACCGTGACTTCTTTCCAAGATTGAAAATTTCGGATATCGAATTTTTCTATTTTTGGCATACATCATTATCCTCACTGAATTCTAAGTCACCAAACACACCTGGAGCAAGGGCGAACAACAACTCAAGAACTTGCTTTGCCAGTGGTCTAACATCTGGATGAGCCGCTTTAGACATGCGGAGCTTGATAAAATGCCGCCACTCCCTGAAGTTAGCAGTCATCACCAGTTCTGTTTTCAAACAAGTTGGAAGAACTGCTCTTGCTGTTTGCGGAGACTGTCCCATTTCAAGAAGCCTTAAATAACTATCTTCGGCATCCTGACAAGAGATAAGCCACAAGGCTCTTGCCATCGGAGATAATCCAGAAGGTTCAACAACTGAAATTTCTTTATTGAACTTATCCACATCACTGTAATTACAGTACCGTGTTGATTCTTGTGCATAAGAAGCTAACCGGTGACGTACTATTTCATGAGTTATTCCACGATCAGTAATGAATAGCATTGAAGCAACGGCATGTTCAATCATTGCTTCATGTCCATTCTTCCGCATTTTAATTGAGAAGTCCCGAGAAGAAGTTTCCGTTATAAACTTTTCACTTTTGTAACAAGTTCTTCCAGCTTTCTCAATAATGTTTTCTGGATCTTCTGTAGACCATAGCATTGTTACTGACGGTTTAACAATTTTCATTGTGTTCTCCTTAAAGTTTTTTAATGTATGAAAAAGTATCAGCTTTGTTTTTGTCGTGCCTGAATTCGACAAAAGTTCCTTTCTTCTTTGAAACTCTTGGCAAGAATAGACTTGCTTCCTTTTTACTTTTTGAATCAATGATTTCATTGAATTTTACGGTTATAATTTTACCGATGTGTTCATCCCAGTTCCATAATCTTTCTTTATCATTAAATCCAGATACACGAACTTTTAATTTTCCTTCTTCTGATTCACAAATGACAGCTCCCATCATCTCATCGTACTTGCTTCCCTCTTCAGCATACTCCCAACCAGTAATACGGAGTTCACATTCTTTTTCCGCTTTAATCTTAATCCACAGAGGACATGTGTGATCTTTCCACGTAGAAGAATAATCTTTCAGAACTGAACCTTCTTCACCTTCAGTCATCCATTCTTCAGTGATTTCGTAAACCTCTTCGATTGAATTCACTTTAGAGCCAATAATACGATGTAAGTGTGAAAAGATTTTCAATTCTTTCAGATCATGTACCCTATTTTGTAACGGTCTTTTGCATTGCTTCTTTAAATATTCATGGTAAAACAAGATGTCCCAAATAATGTAATGTATATTTTCCTGTGGAATATCTGAACCTTGGGCAAGTGAGTTAAAAAGACCATTGCTTGTTTTTCTGTCAAGGTATGCACCAGAGGAATCTTTCATTCGAAGTTCACCAACAAGAACTATTGACTCATCATACAATTTGTAAAGGTCTTGTAGTTCCTCTAATACTGATTCGTTTGTAATTGGTATTAATTTACCAGTCCTTGTAACAAACTTTATTGTGTCTTTTATAATGGCGTAAGCGAATTGTCCATCTTCTTTCATTTCAAGTCTTGCTGGAAATTTGATTCGATCAAGATTTTCAATTAATGAACATCTTTGATACGGAACCATTTCAATCAGATCGGGATAAACAGAGTTAACAAGCTTGGTGCTTATACCACATTTCAAGTTCTTTTTGACAAGACGTGAAATGAGATCATGGCGAAGAGGAGTATCACACATTTCACCAAGCTTATTTTTCTCCTGATCTGAAAGACCAGATTTTTCTGAGAAGGATCTTAATGTGAGTATGATGTCATCCCATTCATACTGGTCAGAGAATAGATCCTTTTTAACTTTTGGGATCTTCTTTACATTAAAACTGAATTGTGGAGACAATGAAAGTTTCAAGTATTCTTTCCATTCCACAAAGTCTGCATACTTCTTCAATAAAAGCTTTTTGTTTGTGGTACTTGGATTTTCTTCAAGCCTGTTCAGTATCATGTATATCTTTTTTTCAGGGATCATGACTTCTCCTTATTCATCTTTCTAATATTCTTTTTAACAAACAGCTTCATTAATTTGGTGAAGAATTCAAAAGAGATAATAACCACCGGGGATTTCCGGTTTCTCTTACAGACAAGAACCCAGTCATTATCAATGTCTTGATTGAATATTGCTTGATCAACCCAAGCATGAACATTCCACTTCTCTTGATTTTTACACTCAATAGCAAGAGGAATAATCTTTTTCATGTAACCGATTATCTTAACATCGACACCAGCTTGTCCTGATTCTCGGCTCTCAATCATTTCATCTTTACCATTTGGTACACCGGTTATCTCAGAAAGCATATCAGCAACAAGCTTTTGAAGCCTTTTGCCTTTATTCTTCCCTGATCTCGATGTAATCCTCTTTTTCACTTTTTTGGGCAAGTTCATTGCTTCTCTCCGTTATAACTCTGATTGAGTATTCTTTGATTTCGTTCCAAGTTTCATGATACAAAGTTTCTCCAAAACCTTCTAACGGTGTCGGGATACCTTGAATCGTAATGAATTGATCCATAGTCAGTATGTACAGAGGATCGTATTTTTCAAAATCAAGTTCACCCATATTCAAGATATACAAGTCAATGAAATGGTGAGCATTGTCGGGATGTGCTTTTGTGTAAGAAGAATATAATTCACCGCCTTTAGATACATCCATATCATCATCAATAACTAAAACCTTTGTCATTGGAATCTTTGTCATTTCCTTCATAATTCCATTTCCTTTCCATCTTTGAAATCGAAGTACTCATTTTCTAATTCCAGTTTCAAGAGCAATTCCTTCTTGTGTGATTCCATTTGTTTTTCCAACCACGCATTTTGGTTTCTGAAATTAGTAAAATAGTTTTTACCGAATACTGAATGAGCTACTGCAAAGTCACAGCTTCCACACATTGGACATGTTTTACCTACTCTGTAAATCCATGAACAAGTGCAACATGCTTTAATCAATGGTGCAGTCCTATCACTTCTTTTTGGTGCCATCTTAAAACAACCCCGCCTCAAAGTTCCGCCAAAATTTCAACTGATCCCTCTCCAATACAAGGTCATGTTGGGCCAAAGCACTTCTTAGGTCAGCACAACAAAACTCATGCTTTTTATATTTAACCAGTTTAGTACCTTCATATGGTAATTTAACCAGCAGTCTATTTCTTTTTATAAGCTTCTTTGATTTTTCAATATCTTGGTAAGCTTTTGAATCTGTTTTCAATTTCTTTCGGAGATAAGCAATAGCTCTTGTTTCACCTATCCCAACAACACCTGGAACAGCATCACTTTTACATCCGGCAATCGCTTTGACTTCTGCCCATTGTGTTGGAGCTATTCCATAAGAAGCCATAAAGTTTTCTTTCTTATGAATTATGTTCGAAGTTAGATCGAAGATATCACAGTAATCAAGGATTTGCAGCATATCGGCATCCCGTGTCACCATGATCATCTTTCTGCCAGACTCCATGACGTATCGAGCCATCAGATCATCAGATTCGTATCCTTTTTGTCTGAAGTTATTTTTAAACCCAGCACCAGGAATTATTTCTGTTCTCAAAATGTCAAACTGTTTATAAGCTTGACGGTCATTCTCTTTTTCTTCTTTAGTCTTATTGTCCCTATCCGTTTTTCTTTTTTCTTTGTACTCAGGAAAGATCTCTTTCCTCACTGATTTTTTACTATCCCAGAAAAACATGAAACGGTCAGTATTAAACACCCGAGCAAGTGTTCCTAAGTCATATAAGAATCCAAGTATAACACCACCAGGTACTTCTTTACCAACCTTGAATTTAGTAAACTTTGCTCGGTAACATAGAAACGAGCTATCTATAATCAGTGTCGGCTTGCTCATATGTTCTCCCGGTACTTCTTTGATATACCATGTTTCTTAAAAAGATTTTTCAGATCTTCATGTAAAACCTCATGAACTTCTTCAATGACGGTGGAGAAATCATCACCTTCAGGAACATCAACAGTTAATCCGATTTTAATTTTCAAAGGTTCAAATTGACTTTGTTGAATAGTCTTTTCAATCTCAACCGTTACTCTCTCTCTGTATATTTGCTCATGTTTGTCATCCCTTCTCGGTTGTTTAAAAATTAAAGTATTGGGTGGATATCCAAGTCTTCTTGTTCCATTGTAATGCCAATAATTATCAGAACCTTTAATCCAGAAACAATCTTCGGATACCCAAGCTTTTGTTCCCACTGGAAAACTCATCAGAACCTCACTTTCGGTTTTCTTTGTGGTCTGAAAACCATTTCAATTTCTTCCCACAAGTCAATTACTTTTTCACGAAGTTCTGATTCCAGATCATTTTCTTCAATGTACTTGATAGCCGCATCCATTGATTTGAATTCCTTACCACAAGCATCATATTTATTTAGACCAAGATTATCTTTTATGTATTGAAGATTTGCCCGGACATCATCTATGCCAACACCGTGAATGATATACATCTGAACAGTACGTCCCTCGTTATCAACAGATGTTTTCAAGATAGTAACGTCAGTAAGAATACCAATTTTCTTCTTTATTGTTTTACCATGAAACTTTTTTTCTTTCTCAATTGTAGCTTTCTTTGCAACCCTCATTCTCAGAGAAGCATGAAAACCAACAGCTTTACCACCGGGAGTAGTTTTACCATACTCACCGTCTTTCTCATGGTTTGTGAAGATGATCAGTTTATTATTCTTTGAAATCTTTCTTGCCACTTTTCTTAAACCAGAAGCAAGATCTTTTGCTTTCTTTTGTCCACGTTTGTCACCTTCACCCATTTCCATTTCAGTAGACAAAGCAGCAATCGAATCACATCCGAACATACTGACCTTCTTCTTGTTTTCTGGTTCCCATTTTTCAATGAGATTAAACACTTCTTCTACCGTGTCAGGTCTTGAGTAATGACCTTTTTCGATATCAAGACCAAACCGAAGTTTAGAAAACTGTCTATCAAGTCTACCTTCGGGATCAGCAATATCAACTTCCCCACCTTTATTCTGAACAGACACACCGATTTCAACAAGAAGTGCAGTTTTGCCAGAAGAAGATGGACCAGAGAATTCAACAAGTACTCCACCAGGCATTCCACCACCCCTGACTCTACCTCCGGAAATCTCAAGATCAATCAAAGTACTGCCTGTGGATACTAACTTTTTATGCTCAAGTGGAATATATATGAAATCAGGAACATCAAGTGAAGCCTCTTGTTCTTCCAAGATATCTTTCTTTTTCTTCTTTAATGGAATTTCAATCTTTTTAGCCATTACAAATCTCCGTTGAAATTAATAAAGTGGGAGTTTTACCTCCCACTTTTCGATCAGTTAGAAAGGAATGTCATCATCATACCGACGATTAAATTCAGATAACTTTAAATCAGTCATCCTCGTCGTCATCGTCATCATCGTCATCTTTCTTGGATTTCTTTTTGATCTTCACACCTGTGTTGATCTTTTTACTGGCCTTCTTTGTTTTCTTTTTAACCGGTTCATCGTCGTCATCATCATCGTCGTCCTCATCATCGTCTTTCTTGGATGATTTCTTAACGATCTTTTTGGATGATTTTTTCTTGGGTTTTTCGTCCTCTTCTTCGTCCTCATCCAAGTCATCATCCTCGTCATCATCTTTGGATGATTTCTTGGTGACTTTCTTTTTCACCGGTTCATCATCGTCGTCATCGTCATCATCATCGTCATCATCGTCATCTTTGGATGATTTCTTAACGATCTTTTTGGATGATTTCTTTTTCACTGGTTCATCATCCTCGTCGTCATCATCCTCGTCGTCATCATCGTCATCTTTGGATGATTTCTTAACGACTTTTTTACCAGCTTTCTTTTTCACCGGTTCATCATCATCGTCGTCATCGTCATCATCGTCATCATCTTTGGATGATTTCTTTGATGATTTCTTTTTAACCGGTTCATCATCGTCATCGTCCTCATCATCGTCATCATCCTCGACTTTCTTGGATGATTTCTTCGGTGCTTTCTTCTTAACCGGTTCATCATCGTCATCATCCTCGTCGTCATCATCGTCATCTTTGGATGATTTCTTACCGATTTTCTTCAGAGGTTTCTTCTTTGATTTTTTCGAAGATTCCTCATCATCGTCGGGACCTTCAAATGCAATTTTCAGATCCTCATAAGAAAGAACTTCGATGAATTCATCGAGGGCCGGAAGTTCAGCACACATTTCTTCATCAACGCTTCCAGATCTTTTGGAAAGTGTGAATCCGACGTATTTGGTATTTGTGCCTTTACCCTCAATAGTGAATTCAATATTCTTCCCCTTAGTGGGGGAACTGAAGGGAACTGTACCACCAGTTTTCTTGTTTTTGGCCACAGCAAGAATGTTGTTCTCAGTATAATGATGAGAAACTTCCCACCACTGAGGACCAATTTTTTCATCTTTGTGGGAATCGTAGCTGATAACATAGTACACCACCCGGCGTTTTGCACTAAGCTCCTTCAATTCCTCTTCTGTGTATTCATCATCTTTCGACATTCTTTCAAGTTCTTCACAGATCGGGCAAGGCTTCTTGTAGTTGAGAAGCGGGCAGATGTAATTGTTTTTACCAGCACCGATTCTTTGATGAACCCAAAGATCAAGCAAGTATGTGGCTTTTCCTTCTTTCAGAGTAGGATGATTTGAACCGGCGAAGAAAGGAAGAATATCAATAACATGATCACCTTCTTTCGGTTTCCAACGGGGAAGGGGATGTCCCACAATGTATGTCCGGAATTTGGAAGAATCATCTTTTCTACGCATAGATTCTTCGGTACGTTCTGCCAATTCATCTTCATCAAATGAGAACTTCTTTTTATTGTTTTTAGCCATTGTTTTACTTCTCCTTTATCTTTGTTCGTTTTTTGGGTTGCATTTCATCATCCAAATCATTAATAATACGTTCTTGCAATTTGTTTTTATTTTCCTTGTCAAACTCCTTTTCAGAAATTGTTTTTCTGTCAGCAAAATAACCAGCAAGATATAATCTTGTGAGGTATTCAAGTGCCGACTTCTTTTGTTCAAAAGAACTTTTGATTCCACCGTATCTGTTTACTTCATAATTAAGGCGATTAAGATCCTTGTTTAATTGCCTTATCTCTTTATCAGTATTGATAATTGCAACAACAGCCGAATCGGTTGCTTTCTCTAAACCATAATCACTTGGATTCTTTCTTATTCTTTTATCTATTTTAGATCTGGCAATTTCAATCCTTTGTTTCATTCGATCTCTGTCCCAGATTTTATTAGACAAAATCTTTGCATACTTTTGGAATCTTGATGGCTGATACATCCATTCTTCTTCAAGTTTCCAGATATCAATCTTGATATCTTGTTCGTATGAAGTTTCTTCAATATCAATTTCTTCAGACATTGTATTCTCCACTTGTTAAATATCGTTTCTCCGCTTCAAATAAAAATAATCAATATCTGACTATGCTTTACAAGCATGATAGCAAGATAGAGTTAATCCAGCAGATCCAGCGGAAAAGTAATTATCAACGAAACAAGCCAGAACATTTGCATGTTTACTGCTTCCAGAATTTAAAAGAACCGCATTGATATATTCCCGTAACTGAATACGGGATGATTCAGAATCTTTCTTGTATTTTTTTAAGATTGGAGATATCATTTTCCATTTAACTTTAGCATCTTGATCGTTAAACAAAAGTACCTTGGCTATTTCAATGATCTCCATATCTTCAACAGCACCACCAGAATCAATTATTGCATTGATGGTTGTTTCATCTTCCAGATCTTTAACCATATCAAGAAGCATGACCGCTGTTCTCATTGCACCGTTACAGCTTTGTGTTATCTTCTTCAGGACATCTTCCTCAACATTGAAATCTTCATTCTTACAAACCCTTTTTAAATACTTGAAGATCTTTTTAGAAGTGTTTGGAAAAACTTGAAACAAAGCACATCGGCCCTTCAGTGTAGGGATTAATGATTCCGGATTCGTAGTGCATAGAAAAAAGAATGTGTTCTTCGGTGGGGATTCAAGTAGTTTTAGGATACCTTCTTGTGCAGGTTTTGTCATCATATGACAATTATGAACCATCACATTATTGATTATGTAAGAAGGATTTTCTTGTATCTGCAAATCGTAAAATTCGATGAATCCTTGATTTCTTTCTTGATCACCAATAACACCTTCGAAAGATCTGTCATTACTTCCCCGTTTGTAAATCTCAACACTTTCCACCCTAATTTTTTTAGGTGTTCTGTTTTCTTTTTGTCCTCTGATATTCTCCATTTGTGACTTGGACCATCTACCTCTATTCCTATTTTTAGAAGTGAATTTGCTATATCCAATTTGTAATGATTGGGATAACCGTTTCCACACATCAAGGTATTCACTACAAACTCTGTTTCCCATCCCAAAGCTACAGATAGAAGTCTTTGTGGTTCTGTTAGTCCCCTCCCATTCCCTCCACGATTGTTTTTCCAGGGATCCAAAGTCCCGTTTATTCGTTTCGTGGCTTTCATCTTTTGACGAATTATTGGATCCGATCCAGGGTTGTTTAATTTCATTCTCTCTGAAGAACGCCGGTGTTTTTCTAATCCTTCTTTGGATTGAAGGTACATCAGTAATTTCTTTTTTACCTTTTCGTTCCTTTCCTTCGTATACATTTTTTCCCGAAAAGAAGGTTGTTGATTTCTCCATTTCCCAACACAGCTTTGGGAACAAAACCTTATCCTCTTTGAGTTTGTGGTGAATGGAATCTTGCAATTCTCGCAAATAATTTCGTATGTTTTGGAAATTATTTTTGGTTTGTTCTTTTCCCGAAACAAAGCTGAACAACTGTTTGAGCAGAAAGTTCGGGTTATTATAGTTAATGTATCTCCGCAGTTTAGACAAGTTTTTCCCATACTCAGAATCTCCCTCTTTGTGTTGTGATATAATGTGTTTCATTTGATCACAATCATATTGCAAGAGTTCTAATCCTGTCAAGTCTTTTGATTTTATCCATTCCGAATCTTTGTAAAATAAATGATCTGAAGAACAAAACGTGGATTTTCCATCAGAAGTATTTACTTTTACAACTCGACCTAACTCCACTTTGTTCTTGAATACATGTTCAACTTTGTCAATCCCATTTAGATTAAATAAGGATTCACCTACCTTTATGTCCTTTATTTTCTTATCCCCATTAATAGTGGATACCATAGAGTTACCGTCAAAGCATTCATCCAAGAAAAATACTTTAACCTCTCCAGAACTTGGGGCCAGATGTGCCACTTGTCTTATGTTTCGTACAGCATTTACACCTTTATCTTCTAATGCTGAATTGTACTCATGAAAATCCATATCACTACAACCAAGTTCGGAAGCAACAATGCGGGCAAAAGTGGTCTTTCCACAGCCTGATTGACCTATGAACAACCAAGCTTTGGGTATTTTGTTTTTCGGTCTTTCTAAAATCCTACTAATTGTTTCGACATTAGATTCATTACCAACAACCTCATCTAATGTTTTCGGTCTTAGTTCTTCAGTCAGTGACATATTGCCCTCTAATTTAAAGTTTATAAAAGATAATATATTGTTTTGATGTCTATGTCAATAAATTTGTATAGTCTTAACAATCAAGCGTTTTGATAGCTTAAAACGTTTCTGTATGATTCATTTCTAAGCAGCAAGTTTAATTTTTTCAAGTTCTCCGAAGTTACCGTCTATCTCAGAAATCTCCATATCAACACGGAACTGAGTAGTGATCCAATCAAACTTCTTCACAACAACTCCTTCACAAACACGTTTGATTGTTTTGAGAACATGTTCTCGTTCACTTGGTTCAATGTCCCAAATCATAGAGTCATGAATCTGACCAATTATCTTTGATTTCCATCCCTCCTTCTTTGAAATTTTCAAAAGACGAATAAGACACCACAGCATTATATGAAATGCAGTTCCTTGAATCGGATAGTTTGCAGTCTGCTTTTTATCAAGATACCCAGAGAATCTAAAACCAAAGTAAGTTTCTATTATTCCATCTTCCTGGTATCTTTTGTTTATGTCTTTCTTCCATTTAGTGTAAACAGGAAATCTTTCATGCCAAAGTATTCTTTCGCAACCTTCTAAATGGTCAACAAAAGCTTTGAATGATTTTATTCCCTTCTTTCTTAAATGTTCTTCACAAGTCAGACCGCTGTTCAATTTCTCTTTTCTGTTTTCCCACAAAGCAATGGCACACGAAGCATAATAGTCACCATAGAACTGGGGGAATGTCCAACAGTTCTTAGCATAGAACCGAACTTTATCAGAGATATCATCACCATCAGTCTTCCAGATATCAGCAGCATTGTCCCTGTGCATATCTGCAGTGTCTGAAACAAGATAGTTCAAGAATGTTGGATCTTTGTGGTATAAAACTGAAGTAGAAACTTCAATACCAGAAAAGTCAACCTCTGCTAAGTAACGTCCTTTAGAAGGTTTGATTCCCTTTCTAATTACTTTCTTTGCGTAATCATTTCTTTTTGGAATGTTTTGAAAGTTTGGATTCTTGGATGAAGACCGTAAACTTCTGGCAATGTGCAGAGTGTAATCAGGATGTATTCTGCCATCAAAACTTGCCTCAATGAAGTTTTTGATATAAGTGTCTTTGATCTTTAACAGCTTTCTAAGCTCAAGGATCTTATCTGCAACAGGATGATCTATCTTAGTTAAAGCCTCTTCATCAACAGAGATCTTACCACTTGCCGTTTTCTTATCGATTTTTACTTCCAAGTAATCAACAAAAAAATCTCTGAGATCATCATTAGATGTGAAAGTAAATTCCGGATCAACCTTCTTCATGTACCGAATAACATCTTTATTTTGGTAGATGTCGTTTCTGATACCGGCTACTTTCTTCTTTAAGATTCTTTGTTGTTTCTCGTACCATTCCATATCAGAAGCAAAACCATTATAAGATACTTCTGCAAGAGCCATCATTCCTTCATTAAAGAATTTAGAACCAGATGGATTGTACGAAAGCTCTTCCTGTTGCTCTCTAAACAATTTATGCGTGAGCCAACTATCACAGCCACAATACATTAATTGTTTAGGTAATGGCATTTTATCCATGTTGTTAAACACAGAATCTTTTTTTGCTTTTATAAACTTTCCAGCATCATCTTCAAATCCGTAAATACCCCATCTAAGAAAACACTGAGTCTTTAGACCAGTAGTTCCACTCCGAGTATCAACAAGATGTTGCATTGTTCTGGTACACCAATGAATAAACACATCATCAGCTTTTAACTTGTACCGACTCCAAAGGTATTCAAAGTTACTACCATGAGCAATTTTGAATATCTCCTTTGTGTTCAGAAACTTTCTTATCCATTTTTTTATCTGCTTTAAATCACTTTTGTCCCAGTACTCTTGATATTCAACAGGGAATGAATAGCTCTTTTTCCCGTCACAAATAGACATTGTTGTGATTTTATGTTTACCAGTTCTTGGATTTAGTCCTGTTGACTCATAGTCAAAAGCGTAATGATGATCTTCAGTGTTCTTGAAAATCCGTTTGAACATCTTTTCAACTTGACCAAACTCTGTCAAAGGTATTACATTATCATACGGATTTTCTATTTCAGGAAGATCAGTTTTGCGGATGTAGGAACAAACTTGTTTGAATGTTCTTTTGTAATAAGAGGTGAGATTTTGATCGAATTCATTTCTTTTGAGGAACTTAGGAGATATCATCGGAACAACGAAGGTATCTAAATACGGTATAGTATGACCAGATAAAGACAAAGCACTTGCCCGATCAACTTCAGAACCAATCAAACAATTGATAGCATCGTTACCAAGAAGAATGACTCCTTTCGGTTTAAGATCCTTTATTTCTTTTACAAGTTTCTGCCTGCACTGTTTAATGCTTCTTTCAGATACTTTCTTTTGGTGGCATTTAATCGCACTTGTAATCCAGAAATCACTTCTCTTGTATCCGATATCTGCAAGTATATCAAAGAAGTGATCCCCAGATTCACCAGTTAGCAATTCCCCTTTCATGTCTTCATTTTCTGTAGGGGAATCAACTACCAATAATATTTTACTTTTACCTTTCCCTTTATATGTGAATTGGGTATTACATGATTTGTATGCCTTACATTTTTCGCAAGCATAATCCACTCCGGTATCAAACAGCATCATATCCTGCATGTGTTTTATTCCCCTGTCTTTAACCCCACCATATGTATAAAGGTATCGGAACAAACTGATATCGAGTTTCTGGTCAGAATGTACTTACCATCTTTTCCTGAAAGATTCTTGAAAAGATTAGGGTTTACTTGAAAGTCATGATCTTCCTTTGAGTTTGTCTTGCCTTTGAAAATGATTTCACCTTTATCATTCTTAGCAATGATGGTTACTTTCTTTGTCTCTGAATTGACAATGACCCTCATTGTCTTGTCAATGCTTTCAGTACCTTCAGCAAAGTAAACTAGTGCCCCCATTTCACTATCGATCTTCATTTCAAAAGATCCGTCAAGATTTGACGGGAATGATTTCTCAATGTGTGATAGTTTCGGAAACACATCTTCCACATCAGAAGCTTTACAACAGAACATTCCCTCTTCTTCGTTGAAAAAGAATAACCAGTTATTTGTAATGTACATACTTGTTGGAATGAAACGAAGAAGAGGCTCAATGAAATGACGTTTGATGAAAAAATAAGGCACTTCATTTTCTAAGTTATATTTGATGGCTTCGAATCCGCTTGAAGCAAACAGAAAATTGCCAAAGGCTCCAACACAATACAATCCTTTTTGATTGTCCAGATTGTCAGATGCAGCAGACTTGCAGACATCAAGACCATTCAAAAGATCTTCTTGAATTTCAAATCTGTTTTTTCTGGCTTTCTTGATCTTCAGAGTGTTTAAAAGTTCAGCCATGTGATCGTTTTCATAAAAGGGAATTTTTGATTTGACTCCCTTAGATTTCATTTCAAGATGGGTGTCCTTTGTTGTTAATTCCACCGTTGTCTTTGCGCTCTTTAAAGCTGATATCAAAGTGGAGGCTACGACACTTGCCTCTATTCCATCTCCTTCAAAATCTAAGGGATGGGAGATGATGATCTTGTCGTTATAGGCCATCAAAGATCTGTTCTTAAAAACAAAATGGCTCATTTCTTCAATGAGCCCTTTATTTTCTGTGGCTGATACAACTTTCCCGATAACCGATTCCAAATGATCTTTGTCAATAATCATAAATGTCCCTCATAGTTGTTGGTTTTGATTCTTATTTCACCTTTTCTGAATAGATCTTTCAGTATTGGTTCAAATACTTCTGGATTGTCGAGAATGAATTGACTTGCCAAGAAATAAATGTCCGCAATCTCTTTATAAACTTCAAGTACAGGAACTCTTGACCTTAAGTAATGCTCCTTTGCAACAATGAATTCACCACATTCCTCAGTGAGTCTGCTCAGTTGATTCATAGCTCCACTGTTTCTCATGACTCCTAAAAGAATCTCTTCATTTGTCATTTTTCTTAACCTTTAAAATTATCTTACTTTCCTTTATATAAAAGAAAGAAGTAAGTCGGTTGTATGTTCCTTTACCATAAACAGAATCAGCCATGTCTTTGAACTTCTGTTCGTTCTCAAGCTTTGACATCAGAACAAAATTTCCAGCAGAGTAAAAATTCATATGACTGCCTTTATTTCTAAATCTTTGTCACTGATCTTGAAAGTTAATTCAGCCGAATGTAAATCAGATATTTTTTTGATCTCTTCCGTAGTAATTTGAATTTCATTATTCGATCTATGAGCCAATATCCATATCACTCTTTTCAAATCACGAATGACAGTTGATTGATCCGTTATAGTTTTTCCCAACAATGAAACAATATCAACTCCTGGTTCACTCATCTTCATTCATCCTTTTCAAACAAAGTTTACAGAAAAATTTTGTTTTTATTTGCTTGTGGCATTTTGTACATCTTCTTATTTCATTCTTATTCAAAACATTGGACAGGATTATCTGAATTTTGTAATCAGATAATCCTGTCCAATACATACACCTTCTAATACCAAATCCTTCATTAACGTAAAAATGAAACACCATCATATGAATTGACTTGAATTTTATAGATCTTCTACCGTTAACTTCCTCTAATACATGTTTTGGAATCTTGTAAAATCTATCCCAGAATTGACACAGTAATTCTTCCGGGATAATGTATTCCATAGTCTCCTCAAAATAAAAGTTGGTTTCTTCGTTTAAACAGTATTTCCGTTTTAGAAGCAGCAAGTGCCATGTCAGCGTAAAAGCAATAATTAACAAAGTCCCGTGTAATATTATCATTTGTTACACCGATCTCAATTACTTCTTCTATTAAAGTTTTATGTTTGTTAGCAAATCTTTGATTACTTGTCAACGTATGATTCATATTATACGTAAAAAATGTTGACTTTCCATATTTTACGTTTTTTGATTCAAGATACTCAATGAAGGAGTGTCTTTCCTTCTTAGAAAGAGTTTCAAAATGTTGACCGTCAAATCCTTTTCTTGGGGAAACAGAACTTACAAAGATTTTGATCGGTGCTCTACTGTACAGAAATCTACCGTTACGCATAGCCGGAACAATCACTATGCCAAATCTTCCGTAAGACACCCAGGAACTTGAATCAAAACTGAACCATGGGTACCTGAAAACATACTTCGGACTTGCTAAACCGAATCCATGAACTTTATTATTGGGCTTACCTTCTGAATCACAGATGATATCAAAGCACATATCTAAGAAATGGAGTCGTCTTTTTTCCGAAGATCCTTTTCCGGCCATTCCTCCGAGTGCAAAATAAGGATAAGACAAACACCTATGAAGATATTTAATATCATCCTCAATATGGAAAACCGGTATTCCCCCAACACCTTCTCTTTCCATAATTTCTTGGTTTTTCCATGTAGCTTTAGCATCCCCAATAACATCCAAATTCGCCCATACTTCAAGATGTTTTTTATTCTTTTTAATGAATTCAATATAATCATAGATATCTATTGGCTCCCCTTTTGAGTCAGCACTAAAAGCTCCACTGTCCAGAAAAAGTTTCATCAGAATTTCTCCGTAAAATAGTTCCATAAATCTTTTTCATTAATGGCTTTATCATCAATGAAGAAATCATATTGTGGTTTTTCAAAATAGATTTCATCATACTGAATATTATGTTTCTTTAGCCAAGAAATAGTAACATCCCGATCAATTTCATACCGAGAAGTAAACAACACGATTTTGTATTCAGACCGATGTGAATACAAAGCTCTCACCATTGTGTTGTTAAATTCATTCGGTGTACGGTTTTCATAATCGTGACCTTCGGTTTCATTTGTGAGAACACCATCAATGTCAAAACAAAGGGTTTTATAGTCTTTCATAAGACCACCTTTCTTTGTAATCCACTTTGTATGTTTCATAATTCTTTGGATTGATCACTTCAAATGTGTTAAAAGTGTTCAACGGTGAAAATACTACTGGTATAGGAACTTTATTATCGGTGGCAAGTATCGACATTTTCCTAAAACCCCAATACTTTCCGATATTCTGAAGGTAGGATTTTTTCAGATCTTCATTATAAAATGGAAGCTCTATTCCGTTAATAAGAAGGGCGCAATACTTTCTGAAACAAGATGGACATTTTCCACAGTACACTTTCTCCACATCGTAACAAGATACATTGCGGTATACTAGAGATTCCACAACCTCTAAGAATGAAGAACCATCATTCATTCTCTGTATACCGTAAGTATTTATTGCTGTAGCTTTTTCTTCTCTCCAAAATAGAGAATCCACTTTGATTTTTCTTCCAAGAGAAAGTGTTAAAGTCTTTGACATTGCTTCGGCAAATTGTACCGTTTTATCCCCGACGTTATCATCTTTCAAAGCCCCGAAATAAATAGTGTCTGCATACTCAGAAGCCCTGGTCAATAGAAATATGTTTCTGTTGGGGATGTATGCGTTTATTCCAACTTCTGCAATATTCAATTGAATATTAGAGTATTTTATTCGGTTATCTTCAAGATAATATCGAAGGAAACTTTCTTCTTTGTCGCAGTAAGTGCCGCCATAGTTTATATACAGTGGTATCACTTTCTTATAATTCTTTCTCAAGATCTCAAAAGAAAGCATACTGTCCATTCCACCAGAATAAAGAAGTACACATTTTTCTTTCATGAATTCTGCCATAGTCATTCTCCCTTAGTGAATGATTCAATCCCAAGAATTTTTTCTTTAATGAAATGAGATTGAATGTGGGTTGTCCACAAACACCCACGACACAGTTTATGAATCTTTGTCTTCCAAGATTCAACCAGTTTTTCAAGTGATTCACCGGGTTCTGGAAATGTGAGAATGTCGTATTCTCCACCCATTCTGAAATCGTCACATGGATGAATCTTTCCAAAGGGATCAACAGTTAACCAACTTGGAAAACATTTTGATCTCTCACATTTCCAATCAGCAACAACCTTTTGCAAATCAATCATATCGGCCACAGGTGCTGACATATTGACAAGAAATCCTAAATCAGCCATGTCGGCAAGTTCATACATGATTTCAACCACACGTTCCCAGTTTGGATGATATTCATAACATGCTGCAAATGGTGTGATCAGATGCAAATCTGGATTATATTTACCAGTACATTTAGTTCCGAAAGAATGACGTTTAAAATGCAAGAAATCAAGAAACACCCAGATACCTTTATACGTCATATCTTTAACGAATTGGGTCAACTGAAGAATGTTTTCCCTCGTGACAGTGACAATCAAAGCCGTGTTTCGAATGTTGTTGCAATTGACATCAAGACTTTGGAAGTACTTCAACATTTTAAACGCTTGATTGTTTTTAAATTCAGTCGAAACATCAAACGACTTATCTATGTAACAAGACGTGGTTAACGACTTCAAATTTGATTCATACAGCGTTTTTAATTTGTCTTGATAGTCATGATACGATGTGATCAAAGTCACGCTTAAATCGTTTGTTTCGCAATGATTTATAACTTCCGGCAAATTGTTGAAATCTTCAAGAGGTTCAGCACCGTAAATAGCCATGAACTTCACACCATGACGAATGAATTTATCAATGCCTTCTTTCCATTCGTCAAGTGTTCTTGAGTTCCCTTCACCGGAGTTCATTGCACATCCCTTGCAATGCAAAGAACATTTATATGTCCACAAAATCTCACATTTTGTAAAATTCAT